TACCAGCAAGACCTTCAAGTAGGGCTTCCTTGGTTTCGTTCCAACGGCTCTCAATTAGGTTCTGAGTCATTGTTTACTTTCCTTAAATTACTTAAGTCCTGCCAAACGTCTAATTTCAACGATATTAGTTTCTTCGTTGACTTGTGCTTTGGCATTACGATCACCTGTTACTTCTTTAACAGATTCATTGACGATCTTACGATCACTTCTTACACCAGTTCCGTTCATAACAGCTGGTAAGTACTTTTGAAAAGTAGCTTCTAGCTTGTTAGTTCCTACGGATTCAAGTAAGCTAGCCATTACAGCGGCTTTGTCAGCAGCTAGTGGCTTTAGCATTTCATCGAGTTTTTCTTTTCTTGTAATTGAATCTTTGATAATTGCAATTTCGCGGTCCTTAGACTCTGCTAAAGCAGTTGTAGTTTCAACTACTTTAGTTGCTTCCTCGAGCTTTGTTGCCATTGCAGCAACGTCATTCTTGAGTTTACGAATTTCAGCATGTTCATTGAGATGTGTAGCTGAGAATTCGCTAGCAAATGCCTCGAACAGACGACGACCAAAATTGTTCTCGCGAGCAATCTTAATGTCTTCCTTGAGTTGAGTCATTTCGGCTCTTACTGTTGTGGTAACAGCTTCCTGAACCATCTTTGAAGCGCGGCTTACGAATTGCTTCTGCAATCCTTCTAGCTTTGCCTTTGATTCAGCAACCAGCTTAACTTTAGTGTTAATGAGGTCTTTCTTGTCCTCCGCAAATTCATGAAGTTCTTCGGCAAGTGCCTTAATAAGGAACTTTTCTAGCTTAGCTAGACCTTCAGTCATCTTCTTGCGGTCTGCAACAAATTCACTGATTTCCTTCTTTAGGTTTTCACCTAGGAAGGCATCAAACTTGTTGGCCTTGTTCTTCATTTCCATGACGAACTGGGCTCTATCTGCGACCAACTGGGCTCTTTCCTCTGAAAGCTTCTTAACTTCCTCAGAAAGAGTTTCTGTTACCATTTTATCAAGAGCTTCGACCATCACAGCCTTATCGTGCTCATAACGGTTAGCGAACTCACTACGTAGTTCACCTGCAATTTCTTGACGAGCCTCATTTAGTTTTGCGTCCCAGGCCTCTTGGATCTGGTTCTTAGACTCTTCATTCAATATGCCGCTATCGAGCAAGCCTTTGATAGCATCGAGCATCTTATTCTCCTGATTAGATTTTCAGTTCATTGATGAGACGTTTTACTGCCTCTGTTACGTGCTTACGCACGCTTGGATCTGTTTCCATTTCGCCAGCCATTTGTAAAATCTTATGGCCACCGTACATATTCATTAGTGATTCATAGACCGCTGTTGGATATGCATTTGGAGCAGAAGGTTGTGCAACAATATCAACAGTGACTATTTCAAAATCACTTACTGTACCGCTGCTTTCATTTACGTTGCCGCTACCGCGACTACTAACCCCAAGCTTAACACCAGCTTGCAACATTGCAGATACTAGATTACCCATTGGAGTTGGCAAAATCTTAAGTTTACCGCAACCCTTAGATCCATCCATCCACATATCTTCAATCATATGTGAAACACGGTCTAAGTTAATACGCAAGTTTGTTGGGTGATCTACCTCACCCAACACACTATAACCTGACTTAAGTTGTTCTTTAATAGAGTTAACAGCGCGGCTAATCTCACTTACTGGATAGACACGCTGATTTTGATTTTTGAGACCACCTTCAATGAAGATGCCCTTCATATAAAGGTTCTTACCATCTTCACTGGACTCAGTTACCATCTTTGCTTGATCGTAACTGAGATTTTCTATTAATAGTGGTTTCATTTGTTTTACCTATTAGCCCTTAGCGAGTGGGCTCTTGTCGTTTACGCCAGCTTCTTCTTTTGAAGGAGCCTTTGCTTTTGTCTTGTAAAAGTCGCTTGCGCCCTTGTTTCCACCAACTTGGTTTACGTTACGGCTTGCATACTCTACGTCCTTTGGTTTTGAAACAGACTTTGAAGAAGTTTCACCACCCTGCACTAGATTCTTTACAGTGCCGCCCATATCGTTCTTCATGTTGTCAACAATGCTCTTGCTGTTTACGCTTGGCTTGTCGCTTGAACCAGTTCCAACTGTCTGACCTTCAGTGTTTGATGGGGCCTTAACCTTCTCAACGTACTCACGTACCATACCTTCTTTTGGCATATCCATGTCGTCACTGCCCATATCCATTTCCATGTCGTCACCGCCCATGTCCATGTCACTGTGCTCTTCTTCGCCAGCTTCTTGGCTCATTAGAGAATCAAACTCAGCTTTTAGCTCGTCAAGTGCTGCTTCAAGATCAACTACACGATCTTCTAGCTCATCTTCGCCTTCTTCACCAGCTTCCATATCGCCTTCGTCATCCATGCCCATTTCATCACCTAGCTCGTCGCCAGCGTCATCCATGCTCATGCCTTCTTCATCAGCTTCAACGTCGTCGATCATATCATCTGACATGTCGCCACCAGCTTCATCAAATGAAGCTTCGTCTACTTTTTCTTCATCTTCGTTTTCTTCTTCGTGCTCATCTTCAGCGGCCATTTCGTTATAAATCTGGCGGCTTGTTTGAACTACGATATCATGGAGCAACTCACGAGCTGCTTCTTCTTCGTCATTAATAATGTGCTCGATAAGAGCTTCAAATTGAGTCTTAGCCATGGCAAATATACTCCTTACCCATTGGATCTGTAAGTATTTAATGGATAGAAAGAAATCTGCTATGAAATAGGTAATTTTTGACTATTTTTGAAATTCAAGCTACTTATTTGTGTTAAAAGTTAGAAAACAGCTACTACAATCCGCCCATTTCACCTGTTGGTACTGGAGGAGCATACATTTTACGAACAAATGCCATTTCCTGTTCGTGCTCTAAAGCACGCATGTCATTCATCTTTCGTAAACGATTAATTTGATTCAATGTTAAACGAGTTTTACGATTATCTTCATACTTTAATGTAGAATTGTCTTTAGACAAGTCCTGCATTTCTTCTGGTTGTTTATTGAAAAGCTCGTTTAAAATCATTGTAATCTCCAAGTGTATTTAACTTTTTATGTACCAGGAAGTCCAGCCCCAGTTGGAACAGTAGCAGCAGGTGTTCCCATACCAGCTTCTGCACCTGGTGTTGCACCAGCTGCTGCGCCCAATTCTCCTTCACCTGGAAGTCCAGGTTCTTCACTTGCTTCTAACCCTTCAATACCTTCAATATCTCCTGAAATATCCCCTGGAGTTATACCAACATTACGTAAGTCTGTTCCTTCAACATTTGGTGCGTTATCTGATCCAGATTCTTCTTTCCAAAGTTTTTCGTTTTCTTTCATTTCAATCTCAGTAAGTCCTAGGTACTTCTTAAGAACGAAACGTTTGCTTAAGTATGGAACTTCTGCTAGCTGACCAAAGTTACTAATACGACTTGCATCAAGATCAATACTACGATAAGCAGCAAAGTTAAGTGGTTCGCTTAACTTTAATTCAAATAAGCTGTTATCAACGTTAAATCCACGCCACTGTAAGAATAACTTAAATTCACGATCTAAGTTACCTGATATTAATGTTTGCAATCCTTTGCAGTAATTGTTGAATCTATTTTCTTGAATAAGTGCTGTAGTAACTTTGCCGTCTGTGTAGGCCATAGTACCATCATCGGCACCAGTAGGCAAGTAACTACTAGGGATCCTAAGACCTCTAAGAAGCTTATTATTAAAATAACGTAAATCATCAATTTGTCCTAAGTTTTCACCACCTGGTAGTGTTTCAACTTTAGAACCACGACCTTCCGCAGTTTGAGGGAAGAAGTAATCTTCATTAATGCTTAGTGGGTTATAAGTAGCGTCCATAATATTTTGACCGCCACCAGTCATTGTTGGAATACGACGTTGATGTATCTCGTTTTTAACACGTTCAACGAACTGCATAGCTAAGTGACTTGGCATATTACCTGTATCAATGTAGAATACTCTACGTTCTGGTGCACGTTGAACACGATAAATTAAAATAGCATCTTCAAGTAATTCTTTTTGCTTGTATACTTTAAAAACGTTTTCAAGCACTGAAATACCAAATGGCCAATTAGAATCTAAGCCACTTGTTAAACTTAAATGTAAAACATGTTTGGCATCAATTGCACGCTCATTTTGTGCGTTACTAAAACGATTACCGCCAGTATATGGTTGTGTTGGTAATGTGTAACTACCAGTTGCTCCGCCTGATTGCGGGGCTCTAATATATACATCATTTGGTGTGTTAGTTGTAGCTGTTAAGTTCATAAAGTTAGGGCTTAAATCCTTAATGAAGTACATTTCAGGATTTTTTCCGTCACTTTCGTTTACTACAATTTTAGTAAGTTTAGACATATCAATCCAGTATAATTGAAATGTTTCTGGATCTCTAATGAATACTTGATCACCGTATTTTAATGTATTGCGTATCATTTTTGTGATACGTTTTTCCATTTCATTTAAGTTATACCAAGCTTTTAATTGCTCAGTTAAAATATCATTTTCAGTCTTTGTTGGTTTATCTTTATAATCAATAGTAAATGCAGTTTTTGTATCCTCAGATACTTGAGTACAAAAATCAGCAATAATATCTAATGCAGCATTAATTTCTGGATCTGCGTCCATATTTTCATATTGTGTATAACGTTCGATACGATTTGGATGTCCGGTATAAACATCGGGTAAAACGCTACCGTAATTCTTATATCCAAATTCTGGCATTACACCAGGGTTATTACTTCCGCCACCTAGCGGACTAAATCTTCCATCTAAATTAGGTGTTTTAAAGTGCTTCTTATAAGCCATTGCTGTTCCTCGATGTAGTATTTATTTTAAACAGCAAGCCTATTTGCTTGGCGTTGTTCATATACAAGTTTCTCAAAGTTTGAACTTAAAGTTCCCATTTGTGTGTTAAGTGACAACAATAGTTGATTTGTTCCACTGCTTGATTCAATAAGTTTTTGTAAGTACTGCGAACTATTATCCTTAGATATAGCACGTTCAATTCCTTTTGTATCTACTGGATCTGATAAACCATCAACAGCAGCTATTAATTGAGAATAGTCTACATTTAAGTTTACAGGAATATTTCTGCCGTCTGGTAAAGGAACTATTGCTTCAGTACCGTGCAGTAATTCCATATAACCCGATCTAGGTCCTGACACAATACCACCTTTAGCCCAACCCGAACCCATTGGGTCAATATTACCTGAAGATGATCCAACTTCACCTTCAATTGCACCTTCGACACCGCCAATAATTGTTTCAAAAAGCCATTTGCCAATAGATGCACCGACTTTTGTTCCAGTTTGATCCCCCCAAGGGCTTTCTTCATAAAGGCCGTAAGCACCGCCGGCTAACCCGCCGGCGCCAGAACCAATGCTCCAACCAGCAGCAGCACCTGGTATAGCACCTACGCCACCTGCAAATAATCCTGCTATTCCACCTATTAATGCACCGATTGCCCCACCTGCTAATGAACCTGTACCAGCACTTGCTGCAACACCACCAACGCCACCTGCAACAGCACCAATATTTTCACCAACGGTCCCACCTACTTCTTGAGTAGTTGATTTTGTTGCATTTTCACCAGTAATTTTTTCAACTGCACCAATAATTGAACTAGTCAATGCTTCAATTGATTCTCTAAAAGCACCAAGTATTGCTGTGCCACCTGGTCCACCTACTAATTGAGTAAGTTCTAGATCCATGTTTTGCAAGGATTTTTTAAGTGATTGAGATAATTGATTTACGTTCGCCATTGCTTGTAACGCTGGATCAAGTAATTTGCCTGTCTCATCAGTTGCTCTAGCATCTTTTTGTGCTTTTAATGTTTTAGTAAATTCTTCATCACTCATAGCAATGCTGCCTTGAGTTTTCTTAATAACACCGCCTAGATTTTCAAGTGCAACACCTAATGGACCTTCTTGAGCTTGTACATATTTACCATACTCTGCTAGTACTTTTTGATTTGATAAAATTTCTTGATCAAATTTACGCATAGTTGTAGCAGTTGCATCAACTGCATTTCCACTACGAACTGTACCTTGTTGCATGGCACTGATCATTTCAAGGAATGCTTTGTTTGCACCAGAGTTTTGAGATAACCATACAGCAGTTTGTTGTGTAGTTGCTCTTCCATTTGCCAATAAATCATTAAAAGCATTTACACCTGCTTCACCAAATCTATCTGATACAACACTAGTTGTTTCTTCAAACGTTTTATAAGCATCAGGAAACTTTTCACTTAAAGTCAACAATGCACTTTGTACTTGAGTATTAAGCGCTCGTTGTTCACCTTCTTTTTTCAATTCTTCAACTGACTTACCAGTTAAGTTAGCAAGTGTTTTTTGCTGTCCTGCTAGTTCAAGTGCAGCTTGTGCAGTTTCTTTCATGTTTAAATCAACTTTGGCACCCCTTAGTCCTGCTTGGAAATCTAAAAGATAATCAGGTAGTTCCTCAGCAGTAATACCAAGTGCAACAAATTGATTTTCTAAATTTGATGTTTTAATAGTTTTACCTAATGCAGCAACTCTGTTAGTTCCATTAGTAACAGATCCACCAAAAGTTGCTAATGCTTCTCTATTACGTTGTACAAAATCTGCCATCTGACCCAATGTTAAATTCATTGAGTTAGCAGTGTCCATCAAATTCTCAAATCCTTCACTAGCAACCATACCAGTGTCAGTAATTTTTTGATATGTGTTTAGAAAACCTTCTGCGGAACCTAGAGCAGTTCCTAGCATACCAGTAAGTGCAGGAGTAAGTTTGCCAAGTGTTTCTAGACCAATGCCAGCAATCTCCAATGCTTTACCAAAGATACGCATCTTTCTTCCGCCAAAAGCGGTCAATGCATCCCCTGCTAAATCTGCACCAGACCCAACAGCTTCTAAACTTCCACCTGCAACAGCACCTGCTGCTTCAACTGCATCCCTGGCAGACATATTTGAATCAGTTAATCGTTTTAGTGAATTTCCAAATGATTCTGCTGCGCTTGCTGCTGCATTGCCAAGTCCTCGCATAGAAAACCCAGCTTTCTTTGTAGTTGATGCTAACTCATCAAAGTTTTTAACATTGTCACCAATACTGGTGTTCAAAATTTTAATTAACTGAGCTTGGCGATTTTGTTGTCCTGCTAAGTTTGCAGCAGCATTTTTGCCGACAGTTGCGCTTCCGCCAAGCGCATGTAAGATTTCTCTTAGTGTGCTTTCAGTTGCAGCGTTTACCGCGGTATACGTTGTACCGTTTATATCGAGAGTTACATCTGCCATTTTATGCTATTATAAATACCTTATGCCTTATTTTATTTATTGGAATTCAAAATGACAGATGAAAACCCTCTGAGCAAATTCAAGAGAAAGTCGTTTGATATACTTAATTTACCATCAAAAGGTCTTTTTTGGAAAGAAGGATCACTAAATTATAGGCCAAATATGACCGTTTTGCCAATGACTGGCAGAGACGAAAGCTTATTACTAAGTGCAACTGGCGTGCTTTTAGGGAGCATAGTTGCTGAGATTGTGCAACGCTGTGTACCTGAAATTGTTGATCCTTGGGAAATGCCAAGAGTAGATTTAGACGCAGTTATGATTTCTATTAGATGTGCAAGCTATGGTACTCATATGAAAGTAGCACATAAATGTCCTCATTGTGAAAAAGTACACAACTACACCGTTGATCTAACAACTGTAGCTAATAGTATTGAATTACCAAATTATGATAATCCTCTTATCTTAAATAACGGGCTTACTATTTGGTTTAAACCACTAACTCTAAAAGAGAGTAACGATGTAATTTTAGATCAAAATAGAAAAACTGCTGTAATTCAAAAAATCACAAGAGAAAATATTAGCGAAGATGAAAAAGCAAAGCTAATCAAAGATAACTTGTGGCAACTTACTGCTGATACAGTAAAAGCATTGACACTAAACATTAGCAAAATAGTTGCAGATGTTGATATTGTAGACAATCCTGCTTACATTGAAAATTGGTTACTTGAAGCAGACCTTGATTCTTACACTGCTGTTCAAAATCAAGTGGAAAAGATTGTTGCAGAATACAAAATCCCTAAGATAAAAGCAGAATGTTTTGATTGTCATAAAGATTTTGAGATTGAAGTTGAATTTAACCCAGCTGATTTCTTAAGCAAAAGCAAAGATGACTAATAGAAATCCAGAGCTTTACCTAAGTATAGATACACAAAAATGGAATTTAGATGTTATTGCAGTTCCGCCTAACAGAGAAATTCCAGTGTATCCTATGACTTGGCAAGACGAACTGGAATTAAAAAATGCTGATGGTTTAATGAACGGTGCAGCAATGGCAAACATTGTGCAAAAGCGTATCCCTGCAATACGAAACAGTTGGAACGTTCCTGAACATCAGTGGAATCGATTAGTTGGGGCATTGCATTTAGCTACACACGGTGAAAATCTTGAGATGAGATACGAGTGTAAAAAATGCCGAAGTATAAATGATTTAATAGTAAATGCATCTAAGTTGATAGATGACCACAACATGCCAGATTATTCTAGCGTAAACATTGATGGGCTCACAATAAACTTTTCACCGCTTAATTACTTAGATTTAGTTAACATGAGGAACAGAGATTTTAGAATGGTAAAGATGTTGCTCAATGTTAACTCATTAACTAAGTTTGATCCAAAACAAATTCAAAAAGAATTAAAGTCATACAATGACAATGACAGCTTAATTAAAACCAAACGAATTAAAAGTATCGAATACGAAGACCAGTCCTACACTGACAAATTTTTAATTAAAGATTTTCTTGATAATGCAAACAGAGAAATACAAGAACTTGTTAGTAATAAAGTCGATGCTATTAACAACTCAACTAACCCAAATATTGAAATTGCAGAATGTCCAGAATGTCAACACAAAAATTCAATCACTGTTAACTTAGATCCTAGTGAAGATTTTAGATTTAGAATAACACGCATGAATGATGAACAAATTATTGATACCATCAAAATGTTTGATAAACAAAGTGCAGCAATTCGTGAAGAAGCAATGCGTATGAGTTGGGCAATGCGTGGCGGTGCAAACTTTATTGATGTCCTTAATATGTCCCCGAATGAAAGAAAAGCTGTAAGCGAATTAATCAAATCAAATATGGAAACAACTAAAAAGTCAAGGTTGCCATTCTTCTAATGTATAACATACACTGTCAATGGCACCCACTTAAAAAGTGTATTATTGGTCGTACATACTATCCTAGTTTTTTTCAAAACATTGCACCAGCAGATAAAATTGCAAAAGTTTGTGAGGAAACTGAGCAAGACTTACAAGCACTTGTTAATATTTTAGAACACTTTAATGTTGAAGTGCTACGACCAAAACTTGACGAAAATGATAGATTTGAAAATTACAATAGGTCCAATATTCCTAGACCTCCTATTGCTCCGCGAGATGCTCTACTCGTAATTGGAAACAATGTATACGAGTTTGGGGATGACCATATAAGCATAAGAGCTTGTATTGATGAAACACCAAAACGTTCACCCTTTGCAAAAAGTAGACAACCACTATATCTCCCAGCCCCATCAATAACACAACTGGGTAAAGATTTACTTGTCGACACACAGTGTTTTAGTCATTGGGAATTGCAGTGGATTGAAAAACAACTACCCAATTATCGTGTAAACAAAATATCAGTAGGCGGTCACAATGATGGTAGCTTTATAATATTAAAACCCGGCGTTGTTATTAGTGTGAAAAATACAATTGATTGGAATGAATATTTCCCAAATTGGAATGTTTTAGAAGTCAATAACGATAAGCACACACATTGTAAGCAGTGGTTAATTGATTCCAAAATTAATCAAGGCAAGTGGTGGATACCTGGGCAAGAAGATGATAACGAACTTGCAGACTTTGTTGATAACTGGTTATCAAATTGGGTTGGATATGCTGCCGAAACCGTGTTTAGTATTAATGCATTGATAATTGACGAGAAACACGTAATCATCAATACTCCTAGAGCAGATGTTATACAGTTCCTAAAAAGCAATGGAATCGAAACAATAGTATGTCCACAAAGACATCAATACTTTTGGGATAATGGGATACATTGTATGACACTTGATTTAGTACGTGAAGGGGATATGTTTGATCTTTTTCCTAGTCGTAACTATCCTTTTATGTGTAAAGGATATTAATTTTCTTCTTATGTTGTTGAGATGTACTACGTACATCTGTTCTGCGTGTTTACTTCGTAAACACTTGAACATTTTTTTCTATTAATTTAAATGCACAGTAATTAATTGTTCTTCTATACAGCTAACCGCTTAAGCGACTTAAAGTATTCATCTAGATATGATGTCATACTTTTCCTGTTTCCAGGAAAAGTATAGGAGGTCTTCATCTGAGTACTCCATCATACTATGTTATAAGAGATTACATTGTTACATGCACGGAGGCGGTCGTCCGGTACCCCCTACTCTAGCTTTCTACGAACGGAACTTCACCACGCCCTAACAAGCGAACGTGTGTTTTAGTTGCGGTTGTATCTTTTTCACAGAGCCGCGATCATTTAGCCTAAAGTTAGCCTTACTGTGCCCAATGCGACAATGTTGGGGTGTCGCCAACCATCAAGTTGAACGTATATGGGGCTATATAGCCTAAGTTTAGCCTAAATGTGCCTAAAAAGAGGGTTTCAGTATAACTGTTTTATGATTTGACGAATAGTGTCTTTTGAGCCAAAGTGTTGAGCAAATGTTATAGGTGTGCCATAATTATCGTGTAAGAGTAACATCTTGTTATAGTTAAGTAAATCTTTTTCTAAAGGTTGACTAATTTTTTCTCCAAATTCTTTCCAGTAATTAAAATTTAAGTAAATTTTAGTAATTACCTTCATGTCAATCTTTTTCATATGGAAGATTAAGTTATTGTATAGCATTACCATGCTGTGCATTGCAAGAATATCGCCTAATGTAGCAGTATTCGTTCCTACAACTGTATTGGCAGAGTAATATTCGCAATCATCGAGATATGTTAAAACATCATCTCTAGTTTTAACATCATACGGTAATCCAGTAATGTGTAGTGCAGGCACAACACGCAAGTCGTATTTTTTTTGATATTCTTTGTTATATCCAGGGCTGTTAATTAACATGCACCAAATATGAGATAATATTGCACGCGGGCTTAGTTCCGCAAATTCTATTAGATTTTGAGCATAATTTTCAAGTTTTTGACCAGGCATACCTAGCATAGTTTCAATATCAAATTGAAACTTTGGGTGCTTTTGCTTAGTTTTTACGATGTAATCTTTGTATTCTGACCAGGGAATATCTGGTCTATTAATGTTGCTCAACACATCCTGATCGATATCTTGCACAGTCATTGTAAACAATCTATTACCTGGATCAACAGATTCAACGTAATCGATAATTTCAAAAACACGTTGTTTGTTTAGCTTAGCTAAGTTGTTAAAGGTTAGCTTAAAATTAGGATTGTTCTTTTCAAGCTCGCATGAATATTTGACAACTTCAATATCTTCTTTGAATAGACCAATATTTGCATCTACCCAACGAACATGTAGATTTAACTCATTAAACAAGTTAAGATCAAGTTTCCAATCGTATTCTTTGCGTGTTACTTTATGATGTAACCCACTGCTCCAATCACAAAATGCACATGAGTAAGGACAACCTTTTGTGAATTCCCAGTTCATTATGATAGTAAGCTTATCATTCTTGTTTTTAATTTGATTTACTGCAAAATGAACTTCATCTAGATTATCTAAGTATGGGCTAAGTGTATTAAACTCTGCATCCTTAAAACGCTTGTATGGTTCAATAACTGGTTTATTATCTGTCATGTAAGAAATATTTGTAGCTGCACTATCAACTGTGTTTGAGTTAATCATTGTGTCGATCATTACAGTGAAAGCTTCTTCGCCATCACCATATGCAACGGCATCTAACCATTCATGTTCTTTCCAAAACAGTTCTAATTCTTTATGTGCGTATATTTCAGGTCCGCCCCCCAACAAAATAATGTGTGGGTACTTGTTTTTAATAAAACGACCAAGACGAGAGTATAAATTGTAATTCCAAATGTATAAACCAAAACACATTATGTCTGGTTTTTCGTTTTCAATTATTCTAGTAATTTCGTTTTCACATAAATCAACGTTTATATGTATTGCATCTAACCAATTTACTTTATTGTTGTTTTTACCGTGGTGCTTATACCAACTTTTTAGTACCCAATAAGCAGGGTTGATGTGTATGCCGTTATTAAAAGGAATTGTTCCAGAAATGAACTTAATGTTCACCGTTGGTTTATTTTCAAAGTAGTTTGAGTGTGGAAAATTCTGAGAAAATTCCCTTTGCAAGATGCTATCCAATCTCTAATATAGCGTTATTTATTTTAAGAATTGAATCCAATTTTTTTGTTGATTAAAATAGGTATAAAACGATTGCGGGCCATCTAAAGTTTCAACAAGTATCATTGGAAATCCAAAAATATCTTTATTTTTGAGTATATCGTTAGCACACTTTTCTCCAAAAGTTATCCAATTTTTGCTTCTTAATGCATTAGAAAAGTGTTTAGTATTAATATTCCATTTTTTGTTTTTACAAAAATCAGCGTAACTATTATAGAAGTAACTCATGCCTATCATAGCTACATGATTAGCAAAAGTTGCACTCATAGTATCAGTAACAAATTTACTTTTTGTCCAAGATGAGGAATTTAAATTTTCATTTAACTCTTGTAGTGTTTTAAAGTTCTCAGGAGTTGAATGCAAATATCCTAATTCGTTAATTTTTAATTTGAATTTATCAATGTATTCAGGTGATGCAGCAGGACTATTTGGTAAAAAGTTAAACAAAGATCCTGCAACTTTGTAAACATCTAATGTTGCAAATTCTAATAACATGTTAGCATATGAATCGAGAGTTTGTCCTGGTAAACCAATGATTAACTCTATCATAAACTTTATTTGTGGATTACGTTGTTTTACATCAATCAATAATTGCTTATGCTCGTCCCAGGGAACATCTGGTCTTGAAATATTTTTAAGTATTTCTGAACTGATGTCTTGTATTGCAATAGTATGGGTAACACTTCCTGGAGATTGCTGTTCTAATTTCTCAATAAGAGAATAGACTACATGTTTCTTTACTTTACTATAATTAGATAAACGTAGTTCAAATTTTGGATTAACTTTTTTAAGAGTTAAAGCAGTATCAACTATTTCAACATCTTCTTTGTGAATACCAATATTAGCATCAATCCAGTTTGCAACAAGATCAATTTCATTAAAGAAATCTAAATCTGCTTTATAGTCATAAGTTTTGCGATATGTTTTATGATGTAATCCACTACTCCAATCACAGAAAGTACAAGAAAACGGACACCCACGAGTAAATTCCCAATTTATGATTGGGAAAACATTTGATGTTTCACGTAAATTTTTTATAGTATTAGCAATATCTTCTTTGTTATGCAAGTAAGGGCTAATTGTTTTGTATTCAGGATCATTAAATCTTCTATATCCAACGTTGATACTACTTTCATTTTGTTTATAAACAAAATTACATGGTGTCAGTTTAACACTGTTTATATCAAACATAGAATCAATTAAGGTAGTGAATGCTTCTTCACCATCACCATACACAACTACATCAACAAAATCATGCGTTTCCCAAAAAGTACTTGAAGTTTTATGAACATCTACTTCAGGTCCTCCTGCAAGTATTATAGTTGATGGTCTGCGTTTTTTAATTTCTTTTCCTAAGTTAGAATAGCGACTATGATTCCACAAGTACAGGCCTAGACAAACAATGTCTATATCTTCTTCTTCAATTATTTTTAAAAAGTCATCAACACTTAAGTTACTGTCATTTAGTTGTGGCGTTTTCCAAGATAATCGATTAGGAAAATTACCATTTAAATCGTAGTAACATTTAATAAACCAACTACTGGGATTAATCCATAACTGATTATCCCAATAAATATTTGGGATCATTCCCGCAAAAAATTTAATATTAACTTTTTCTTTATTTGCAAACTTATTCGCATAAGGAAAAGTAAGTTTAAATGTTTCTTCAATCATCTTTGTTGCAAAGCTGCTTTATAATGTCAGCGTTTATATTCCAAAAACTATTAAATTCAGTTATTACCCATGGATCATACTTTTCACCATGGTACCACATAAAACTAAGACCAGGATTAACTTGTGGCCTCCACTTTGCTTCAAATGCAACATATGCACCTTTGCGATTAAACTTCATTGCAAGTATATTGAAGTCTGTCTCATCACAAGTATCTCGTATTTGTTCTATCCAACCATCTAGTTGTTTGTTAGAACCAGCGTACAATTGATGAAAGGCAAAGTCCTTATAGAACTTTGCCTCTAAGTTAAGTTTGGGAAAACTGGGTCCTGGAATTATGTCCCCTTTAAAGCCACGAATTTGTTCTTCACTTAAGGTATTTTTACGATGACTATTTTTACCACCAATAAACGCACCTGAGTTTGGAACTCTTACAAAACTTTCTCCGTATAAGTTGGAAAGAAAATCTGCGACTTCTCTTTCCCATCCGTTACCTTTAGCTTTCCCTTTACTTGGCAATTTGTTTCCCTAAATTAGGCGGTACCCATTTGTCTTGTCCTACAATCCGCTGCATTGGATGCACAGCATTGTCGTATGCCCGGCAATTATACTCAGCAATTTCTTCGCTTGTGTACTTCATTCGAGGATCAACAAACTCGTTCCGCTTTAACATTTAGTCCTTCTTTGCAGCTAGTGCATTCTTAGCTTCTGTAATTTCCTTACGACGTGTTGCAGCAAGCTTGCGGATTTCATTTAGTGCCTTACGAGCACGACCAGCAGCAGCCTTTACACCTTTCTCAGAAAACTTGGTGTTCTCTTCTATATATGCATCAATTTGACGTAGTAGTTCATCATGAGTATTCATTTTTTGTTTCCTTTATAAACTAATCTCTTAAATTCAGAAAACGTCATTTTAAAATCTGCTCCGCTTTCTTTATAGTACTTGTGCAATTCAGTTGCCTGTATTGCCTTATCAACTCTATTACTCCATACAGCCTTTTGTTTACTTGTTTCAGATCTTATTTCCATCCGAACTTTACGCTTCATTCGCTATCTCCACATCATTGCTATACGTTGTAAATCCATTCTCTTTAACAACAGTTAAAATGTTGTTAACTCTACTGGATAGTTCATCCTTGTGACTTACAAGGAATATGCTCTTGTTGCGTTCACGGCTCATCTTTTTTAGAATAGCCATTGCGCTTTCTACACCGCTTGTATCCATGCCGCTATCAACCATTTCGTCAATAAACAGCAAGTTTATTGGCTGATAAAGCCCTTCCCAAACGTCTCTAAATGCCCAACTTAAACTCAAAATAAGTCGGTTTCTTTCACCTCTAGATAGGTTATCAAAGTCCAATTCCCTGCCCAGTTCCTCGATTAAAACAGTTAAATCTGACTGGAATTTAACGGAATGTGGTAGACCAATCTGCTGCAAATAGTAATGCAAACGTGCATTTAAGTATGCAAGATTTTGATCAATGATAGTCTTACGTATGAAAGAATCCTTGTTTGTAAGCAGTTTAAGCAAGAATTCTTGGTGTTCCTTAAACTTAGTTAGCTCATTAATATGATCCCAACTAATTTCTTCAACAGCAGAGATCCGCATATCTGCAATTTGCTCGATATACGGATCCTGCTCTGCCAGCCTATGCTCCAGCTGTGAACTTAACTTATCAATACTATTTCTATGCTCCATAGCTTGCTCAATGCTATCGTAAAACACTTTAGGTGCTTTGCCAATATCACCAATTTCAGCAAGCGTTGCTTCAAACTCATCTGTTTGAGATTGTAGCTTAAGCATGTGCTTTTCGCTATCTTCTTTTTGCTTTAACTTACCAGCAAGGATTGTTTCTTGCTTGTTGTCATGCAATTTGCTGCCACAAGCAAAGCACTTGTGATCTTGTAGATCAGCAATTTCCTTGTTTAGCTTATCATAACTCTTTTCTTCTTTAACGTAATCAGCACGAATGCTCTTAAGCCACTTCTCTGCTTCTTGCTTACGTTTTACTTTAGTGTGGTACTCTGAAAGCTTTTTGTGATTTTCAATCTCAGCTTCAACATCAATATCTTTTAGATCTTCGAGTGCTTGTACTAAACGAGAAATATCTTCTTCACGTTTTGTTTCCCAAAGCTTTTGACGGCGCTCTAAGCTTTCAATTTGTTCCTGAATTTTTTTGTTAGCATCCTGCATCGCTTTAATGCGATACTCTTCCTCAGTAACAGCGTCTTTAGTAGACTTTACTAGTTCTTTTAGACGCTCTGCTTTTGCACTTAACTGTGTAATACCAAGCAACTGCTCAATGATTTCACGTTGATCGTTGGCGCGCATTGATAGGAAAGGTTCAGTGTATGTGTTAAGTGCGAGTACATGCTTAAACATGTCATGACTTAGACTTAGTAGAGATTCGATTTCTTTTTGTGTTTCTCTACTATCACCTTGAGCATCATCCTCAATGTCTTTTTCTGTTTTGTCTAAACCGTTAACATAAAACTTTAGTACGTTAGGTTTACGACCACGTTCGATTCGATATTGGTTACCATTAATTTCAAAATCAATTGTAACTAACATGTTCTTCCCGTTAGTTTTATTGATTAAGTTTTCTTTTTTAATGTTTGTGAGTGCAACACCAAATAGCGCATAACTTAGTGCATTAATCATTGTGGTTTTGCCTGTACCGTTTCGTGCACCAGCATCGTCACCACCAAGATCCATGTTTTGTCCAAGTACAAGTGTTAGATCATTACGATCAAAGCTTACGCTTTGTGTAACGTTACCAACACTCATAAAGTTTTTAACAGTTAAAGCTTTTAATTTAAGCATCAAAGATTCTCGTAAATTTGTAGTAATAGTTTTGAGTCGTAGAACTCACTCTCAACATTTGCTAACTGAGTATGCACGATTTGATCAACTGATTCAAATTTCACTTCGGTAGTAGTATCAAATCCAGCTTCGTCCTGCTTTTGTGGAATTAATGCAAGTTCACGCGGCTTATACTGTGCATCGAACGTTTCTCGAATAAAGTTGGCTTCCTCATAGGAGATAGGAATATCAATGTTAACACGCAAATAGCTTTCAGGTGTTAAGTGATAATCTGGATTATCCAATAGCTGACTAAGTTTAATAACACGATACTTTGGTGCTTTGTCCCATGCATAATAATCATGGTTACCATCCCAGTTTAGGATCATAACGCCACGTTCATCATCCCAAGCATCGCTGTAATCATGTGGGAAAGCATTTCCAATATAATGAATATTTTGTCTGTTTTGTCGTTTATGGAAATGCCCAGTCCACACATACTCTACACCGCCTAAATCCTCAGCTTGGATTTCGCCGTGATCTGGCATTTCTACCATACTATTCATTTTAAACTTAGGTAGTTCGAAGTGTCCAAATACGTGCTTAGCATTAAGCTTACGCATTGTTTTATATTCATCTTGAACTAGCCAAGGCACCATAACCATATCGCCTTCACGATAAAGATCATTATGTATATGAATGTTAGGAATGTGATTTGCCCATTCCATTGAAGCAATCGTTCTCTTATCACGATAGTATAGATCATGATTGCCTACAATAAAGTCGGCACGATCAAATCGTTCGTTAATTAATTCCAAAGCTTTTAAGCTTGCAGTAAGTGTATATAAGCTAATGCTGGCACGATTATGATGCCAGTCGCCTGTGAACAATACACGATCACAACCTTTTTCAACGCCAAGCTTTGTAGCCCAGTCGACAAAGTCTAAGCAGTCTTGGTTAAACTGTTGACTGTTAGACTTTTTGCCAAAATGAATATCTGTAAAAACGAGAGCACGATTAAAAGGGTTAGTCATGCTTTAAAATATAAACTTGTAATCAATCGTTTACAAGTTTAATCTTGATGCCAATCGTTTTGTCTAGAATATGATGGATTCATATTGTTCATTTCCAATATGTCATCACGGATATTTTGATTCTTCTTTTCAATGTTTAGGATGCGTGTGAAGCTGTTAGTTATTGTTGCTGTATAATAAGCAAACGGGTTTGCGGATTTAGATTCATCAAATTGCAAACCAACTTGGCTTAACTGTAGCAGTGCTTGGCTACGCATTTCATCATTGTAAGTATATCCTCGCCAGTTGCCTCTTGTGCCATAACGTTCGCAAAGTTTCATAAACATCTTAGCAAGTTCATTGGTAATTTTACCTTGTTCCTTGCTAAAGTATCCGTTTTGCATACCACCAATCCAGTGACTCTTTCCAACACAATATGGTTGATCATTTTCATCTAAACGATAATGTTGGAAAGGTGGAAAGTTAATCTTAACATGATGGTCGCTTTTTAGCTTTGGGGTCTTTTTACGACCTGGTGCTAGTGGAATATGATCGAACGTCATAATCCTAAATACTAGCTCTGTTTTTTCAATTTTCTTATAGTCTACTCTAAACTGCTCTTGCTTAACTTTTGAGTCTGTTTTTAGTGCAGTTTCCCATGCTTCTTTAGTTAAACGATCTGCACGGTTTTTCTTTGCTTGTGCAATAGTAATTCGATTTATCTTAGATAAACTTGGTAATATAATATCATACTGTGAATCCTCAGGCGCCAAGTATGAGCAGTAAGTGTTTTTGCTTTTATGTATTTCTTTTAGCAAATCACGATTGTTTAAATAATTTACACGAACCAATTAAAGTTCTCCTAAATAACAGCACATTATATTGCCAATAAATATAGTTGGACAATATTTATTGGAACTCACATGGCAGATACTGGACTAAAACTTGCTGCAAAAGACGAATTAACAGCTAGACAACAAGAAATTGTGTCAAACGCTGCAAAGCAGCTTAACGTTTCTTATAACAATGTTGGATCAGTAATGCTTAGAAATGGCATACCTGAAACAATAAGTGTGCTTGGGGAAAAAGGAAATTATAATACAGGTCTTGTTCCTCTTTATGGAACGCTATTAAATGATCGAGAAAAAGCGCAGCTTATACAAGATCGTTTAGCTCAAAATGATCAAAATTTAGAAAGTTTAAATGGTGTTTCTAACTTACTTGGTAAAAATAAACAACCTACTGTTAGCTCTGCCGGCACAGATCGTGTAAGAGCGGAAACACTAGCTAATCCAACTTTTGATCCAAGTAGTAATAGAAGATCAAATGCTGGCCTTCCACCAGGCGCACAAAATATTGGTGGATCTAATTCTCAACCTCTTGTTCGTTTTTCTAGTTCAGTTGGCGATGATACTAGAGTTAGAATTGTAGTCCCTTCAGGAACATTACAAGGCATTTTGCTTAGTGGTCCAGTATTATCTCCGCTAGCATCAACTAATGGGGTATTGTTCCCTTATACACCGAGTATACAATTTACGCATGGCGCTCAATATAATGCTGAAAATCTAACACATAGCAACTATGCTTATCAATTTTATCAATCAAGCAATACTGAATCGATAAACATTACAGCAACATTTGCATGTAAAAATTCAACAGATGCAGCATACGTTATAGCTGCACAGCATTTCTTTAGAACAGTAACTAAGATGTTTTACGGCACTGATCCAGAAGCTGGTCTTCCACCTCCTGTACTAAGATTAGAAGGACATGGCGATTATCAATTTGGAGCACATAATAGAGAAGTTGGTGGGGTACCTGTTGTAATAAACAGTTTTAGTGTTACACTACCAGAAGATGTTGATTACATTACAGCTAACACAAGTCCAGTTAGTGCAGGGGCTTTTAGAACAGCAGAAGCTGATCCATTTAGAGCAGGACAATTAGATGCTTCTTCGAGCTCACAAACAAGAGTTCCAATAGTACAGCAGTTTAGTATCACTTGCACTCCGCTATACAGTCGTAAAAGTATTACAAGCGATTTTGGATTTAAAAAGTTTGCAGCAGGTCAACTATTAGCAACATCTAGTCGCGGAGGATTCATTTAATGGCACAGTACTTAACCAGCAGTCCTTATTTTAATACAGAAAAATATGGTGAATTTTTAGACACTTTAGTTTATAGACCAATTCCAAAAGAAGCCGACGACATTGTTTACACAATTAAACCACAACACGCTTTGCGCCCAGACTTGTTAGCATTCGACTTATATGGAGATGCTAACTTATGGTGGGTGTTTGCTGTTAGAAATCCAAACACCATTGAAGATCCAATATTTGATTTTCAAACCGGTGTAACAATATTTTTACCAAAATCAACCACACTAAAGAGAGTATTAGGTTTATAATATGGCAAAGCGTGAAATAACCGCATCAAGTTCTCCAATTGAAATTAAAACAGCGCAAGATCAGATAGCAAAAGCTCAACAAGAGTTTAAGACGCTGTATCAACAAAAATATGCGGGCAAAGCATTTAACGCTGCGGAGTTACAGCGAGATGCAGCAGCAATTGCATCTAAATACGATTATGTTGATTACGGTACCCCTCCTAGTGTTGGTAATGAAATTAATATCGGTGGCGACACGTATTTTGTTAAAGGATTGAATAATCAAACTAATTCAGTTTCTCCACCTGAAGCAAAAACAACTGTTAATCAAGACGATGCATTTTCTTCTGTTACTCCAAAAACTACAGTTGCTCCTGCTAACCCAACCCCAAAAACAAATAACCCAAATCAAGCAAAAACTAATCAAAGTACTAACAATAATGTTAACCCAGAACCTGCAACTAACTCCCCGCAAGTTCAACCAGAAACCGCAAGTCAAAGTCCAGCAAACAAAATTGGAAACAAGGATGCAACAGAAGCAGGTGCAGCGTTAGAAAGAGATTCATTAAAACAAGCAACACAACCACAAAACGGAGTAGTAAATCAACAACAAAATGATTTACCAACTACAAATAATTTGCCAGGTAGGTTATCTGATGAGTTTTCCAGTGATCCTGCAACTGTTACTTCTAAGAAGATAAATTCAGACGATGTTGCATCTGGGCGCCCAATGGGAACATCAATGAATGGATACGGAAATGTAAATGAAAACTTTCCTGATCCAGGTGCAACTAAACCAAACGGAACAGTTTCAATTGATACAGCTAACTCAGTAAACATTCCAACATCTGCCCCAGGTACAAATAATAAACCAGGAATTACTGAGCGTCCTAATATTTTACATGAATACGTTAATTGGACTTATAAACTTGCATGGTATATGCTTGATAGAGACACTTATAATAGTATTGCTAAAACAGGCAACGTAACTGATGGCGTTGGAAAATTGATTGCAAAAAGCGGCGGGGTAGGCGGAAATAAATCTAACGAGATGGCCGGTGATGTTTATTTTAGAAGTTTACGTTTTACAAGCGTAATAGGTAATAGACAAGCTAGTGCAGCTACAAACAATTTTGAATTAGAAATGACAATAGTTGAGCCATATGGTGCAAGTTTAATTGGAGAACTTGCAGCAATGGCAGTTAATCTTACAGGACAAGGAAATATAAGTCCAAGCGAAGTGCCTTACTTAATAGAAATTGATTTTGCTGGTTACAAAGACGACGGCACTATGATACCAAGCATTCTTCAAAATGGTAAAAAATATATACCAGTTAAAATATTAACGGTAGAAATGTCGTTGACATCATCCGGTACAATTTATGTAATGACAATGGCACCGTACTCATTTTTTGCAATGTCATCACGGTATGCAGATATGGAGTTTGGTATTACGTTAAAAGGTAAAACACTTTCTGAAATGCTTGGTGATGGACCAGGCGGATTAATGGCACAATTAAATTTATGGGAAGAACTAAAAACAAATTCAAGCAAAGTTGCATCAGTTCCTGACAAATACGCTATTGAGATTTATAGTTTTAATACAAAAGGTAGTAGAGATCAAGCAATGGCAAGTAGTCCATTTGCATATCCTGTTGTAGAAGGTGATGCTACTATTATGAAAACACGCCCATTTAGCAGCAACAGTGTACAAGAAAGCACGTATACTATTCCACGCGGTAGTATTATTAAAGACGTAATTAAGAATATCGTTTTACATTCTCAATATTATAATTTGAGAGTTGATCCTAAAAATCCATATGATCCAAAACGTGTAGCCGAGTTAATTAAAATTATTCCTGTAATTGAATTACTGCCAGAGTACGACAAAGCACGAAATGAATTTGCTAAAAAGATTACTTACAAAGTATTCAATACATTAAACTTTGGTGAAGTTTTACCAGGTGTTGGTAACGCTCCTGTCGAAGACTGGGGATATAGTAAAACATATAATTGGTTGTTTACAGGAAAAAATGCAGACATTATTGATGCTAACTTAGTATTCAATATGATTTATTATACTAAAATGCAAACTAACGTTACTGAACAAAATACGATTAAACTTGGACAAACTGCTGACGGGTTGCGTGAATGGGCAGATCAATCAATGTTTAAAAAAGGTATTGCAACTAAAGGTGGCGGAGTAAGTAGTTCAGGTGCAAACGTTCCTGAAAGATATATTAATGCTACTGTTGCTGCCGAATGGTTTGACTCAAAACTTAATAGCAGCAATACAGATAACGTTGCATTAGATTTAAGAATAATTGGCGATCCAGATTGGATACCACAAGATGGTAGTTTAAGAGGAGGCGCAATCGAAGTTGGAACAGATTTAGTTGATAAACACGGCAGTATTTCCGTTGACGTTGCAGGGGTTTATGTAAAATTGAACCTAAGAACACCACGTGATTATAATGATAAAACTGGTTTGATGGATCTTAAAGCAGATCAACTTACTATACAAGGTGTTTATCAAGTTATTACCGTAGAAAGTAATTTTGAAGATGGAAGATTTACCCAAACATTAAACATGATAAAAGTTCCAAATCAAAAAGAAGAAGAATCAGCTAGCTCAGTTAGACAGCGAGAAAATAATATAATGGGACGAGGTGGCGCATTGCCACAAGGGGCAGACCCTGCACTCTCTCGAGTACCTAGACCTAATGCTAATAATAATCAAGCAGTTAGATTAGGTAACGACTTATTTGGGCCAATTAGCGGGAATTTAAGATAAAATGGCATATACAGTAAACAAAGCACAAACAACAAATAATGATAGAAGAACTGGATCGCACATATATCCAGGAACATTCTTAGCTGAAGTTATGCACAATCAAGATCCACAAAAAGCTGGAAGATTGTGGGTTTACATTTCAGAATTTGGGTACGATAAAAAAGATCCTGCGTCGTGGGTTGTAGTTTCATACGCTAGTCCTTTTTACGGTATAAGCCCACACACAGCGCCTGTTCCACCTAGCACAAGTTCTTCAGGGACAGCAATGGGAGGATTTGCAGGCGGACCAAGTGAAGTTGCACAAAGACAACAACAGGAACAAGAACAACCAGTAACTACGTATGGTTTTTGGGCTATTCCTCCTGATGTTGGTGTAAAAGTATTATGTACTTTCGTAGAAGGAAACTCTACATACGGTTATTGGTATGCAATTGTTCCAACAATTAGTCACAGTATGATTCCTGCAATGGGGGCACCAGACGGCAAAAGTCCAGTTATGGATATCAATCCGTTATCACCAAAAATTCCTACAACAGAAGATTTAGATTCTCTCGAGCGTCAACCATATCAACCGTTAGTACAACAATTTACTACACAAGGAATTGCAGAAGATCCACTACGCGGTCCAATTACATCTAGTAGCTTTAGAGAAAGTCCAAGTCGAGTATTTGGTATCAGCAGTCAAGTTACTCCAGAATCTCCTGGTCACACATTTGTTATGGATGATGGTGACGCACAGGGCAAAAACAAATTAATACGTTTAAGAACTTCTGGTGGCAATCAAATATCTATGCACGATGATACTGGTATGATTTATTTGATAAATGCACAAGGAACAGGTTGGATAGAAATAAGCCCAAGCGGTCAAATAGATGTGTTTGGTGCTGAAGGCATTAACCTAGCAACTCCAAAGAGTATTAACTTACATGCAACAGAAAATGTAAACATACATGCAGGAAACTGTGTAAAAATTGTTGGCATGAAAGGCACAAAAGTTATGGGCGGCGAAGAATTGCAGCTACATGGCAAAAAAACAATGATTGAAGGGGTTGATAGTTTACATGTTCACTCCTGTGGTGAAATGATGTATACATCGTATGGTGATATACATATGAAGGCATTCAATTACTTCTGTCTAAAAGGTAAGTGTTTTTATTGGAATAGTTGTACAGCTAAAGAAGCAGAACAAGTTCCTCCAGAAAAACCACAAGACGTAAGTGGTTATCAAACTACTGTTACACGAGCTCCTAGTAAAGAACCTTACAAAGAACACGATAATGGTCAAAGTCAAGGCGGTGGCAGTGCATCAGCTGGTGGAACAGGTGCTAGTGGCGGCGGCGGAAGCGCAACTGACGCAGGCGGTATGTTTGGTGGAATAACAGGAGGCGGACCAGCAGCACTAAACAATCCTGTAACAATGTCTAACTTTGCTAATCCAAAAACTACAACTCAGTTAGCTGGCGGAACACTCGCAGGCGCTGGCGGCTTAACAGGATTAGCAGCAATGAGCGATCCTTCAAGTCCATTTAGGGCAACAGCTAGTGCTGGTATTACGCCAACAAATTCCGTTAGTTCATATGGAATGAACTTTAATGGTGGTAAACCAACTTCTGTTGCAATTGCACCGTCTGCGACTATTGCTTCTCCTAGTGCAGCTAGAAACACCACGATGCAGGGTGCTGTGAGAACTTCCTCAGGAACTTCCGTATCATCAACGTATACAGCAGCTACTACAGTATCCGGTGGACCAGGTGCTCCACTTTATACTAAACCATCAACTATTACTATCAATACTTCGACAACTTCACAAGTTGGGCCTAATCCAAGTACAACAAGTACTACAACGCAAAACATTGATACATCTACGGCGGCAGCTAACCCTTACTTAGGCAGGGGAGGTCAACAACCAGTTGGAGCAGATTCTGCATTAGCAAACGTTGAAACACCGGGTCAACAACCAACTGGCGTATTTGGTTCACAGAATCCTGCAGATCAAACATTAACAGGAAACACCCCTGCACAAGAAGCAAGCAATGCTCTTGGTCAAATGGGAGGCATGTCGCCAAGTTCAGATCTTCCAGCAGCACCAGGCGGTGGCGGAACAGGATGCTTCGCACAAGGTGATAATTGTGAAAGACCAGCAGACCAAACCGGTGGAAGTGGCGCACCAGGCGGCAACGCACAGCCAGGTCAAAAGAACTTTACTCCACCTGATGAGTTAAAAAATGATCCAGAATTCCAAAAGAAACTTGCGGAGATGAAAGCAAAGTATCCTGGACTAACTGATCAACAAATTTACAACGTAATTGGTGGTGAATCTGGGTTTAACTTTGCTGCGGTCAACAGCCAATCTGGTGCAACAGGGGCATTCCAATTTATACCTAGTACAGCAGCAGGGTTAGGTTATTCAACTGCACAAATACAAGCAATGACCCCAGCACAGCAATTAGGTGTTTACGATCAATATCTAGCATCAAACGGATACAAAGGTGGCGCACTTGGAATTATGCAAGCTGCGCCAAAATATGCTGGTGCATCCGGTAACACAATTGTTTATCAAAGAGGCAGTGCAGCTTGGAATCAAAATCCAGGATGGCGCGGATCTGACGGTAACATTACAGTAGATAGTATCAATAGATACTATGGTTACTAAGTTTTTCTTGTTCCACATGCATAATAGCTAAACGCATTTGCCAAACAGTATCATTTGGAATTGCGTTTAGCTTTTCCAACTCATCTACTAAGTCAGCGAGCGACATTTCAATTGGTTGATTGTGGCTATTTTTAAGCAAGTTAAATGTAATTGAATAAATTCTATCGTTTTGCATAGTGAGTATTTTATTACAAATAGTACATCTGTCAACTAATAAATAATTTCATGGCACTATATGTTGGGTACTCTACAATTGATCAAAACAAGAGCGTTACGTTAACTGACGCCGATTTAATTAAGCGTGATCTAATCAATCATTTCCATATTCGCCGTGGCGAAAAGCTTATGAATCCAAATTTTGGTACTATTATTTGGGATAGTATTTTTGAACCGTTTACAGAACAGCTTAAAGTAGCTATCGTTGATGACGTTACACGTATAGCTAGATACGATCCTAGAGTACAAGTTGATCAAATATTAGTCGATCAGTTTGAGCATGGTATATTAATTGAATTACGTTTGAACTACGTAGCAAGTAACGAAGTTGAAACTTTAAAATTAATCTTTGATCGTAACGTTGTTGAACGTTATTAAAACTCCTGTTTATATTCAAAATAAATAACAATATACATTAGAAAGATCAAAGATGGCTGTTACCATTCGTCAATCAAACTTATTTGCCGCAGAAGATTGGAAGAGACTTTATACAACATTTCGTACTGCTGACTTTCAAAGCTATGATTACGAAACTCTAAGAAAGAGCATGGTGGATTACCTCAGGACTTATTATCCCGAGGATTTCAATGATTACATTGAATCAAGCGAATTCGTTGCCTTACTTGATCTTATCGCATTTATGGGTCAAAGCCTAGCTTTCCGCGGTGACCTAAATGCCCGTGAAAACTTTTTAGCAACTGCTGAGCGCCGAGATAGCGTTTATCGTTTAGCAAGTATGCTTGGCTATAGTCCAAAACGACACATTAACTCTAGTGGCATGTTAAAAATTATTTCAGTAAACACAACTGAGGTATTACGTGACAGCTCAGGCCGTAACTTAGCAAATCAAACAATTTTTTGGGATGATCCTACTAACTTAGATTGGCAGGAACAATTTACAGCAGTTTTAAATGCTGCTTTGCAGCCAGGTCAACGTGTTGGTCGTCCAAGCGGTAGCTTAATTGTTGGTGATGTTTTAAATGAACTTTATCAACTTAGATTGCGTCCAAACCTAGTCCCTGTTTTTCCATTTACTGCAACAGTAAACGGTACTGCATATCCATTTGAAGCATATAGTATTGGTTTAAATCCAACTAAGGGAATGTACGAAGTTCCTCCGCAAGCTAGTGATAGTTTTGGATTAGTATACAGAAGTGATGGAAGAGGAAACGCAAGTAGTAATACTGGATTCTTTATTGGTTTTAAACAAGGTCAATTAAACAATTTAGATTTTACATTAACTGAATCGTTACCAAATAGATTAATTGGTTTAAACTTAGAAAATATCAATAATAATGATGTATGGTTGTATGAGTTAAGCGATGCTGGCGGTATTCTAAGAGAGTGGCGTCAGATTGAAAATTTAAGAGACAGTAACATCATATACAATGCAGTTGCAGAAGAAGAACGTAATCTGTATTCTATTTCATCTAGAATTAATGATCAAATAGATTTAATTTTTGGTGACGGAATTTTCTCAGATATTCCCGTTGGTCGTTTTAGAGCAACGGTGCGTGTTAGCAATGGAATAGCTTATAATATTCCTCCTTCTGCAATGCAAGGCGTAAATCTAAGCATTGCATATGTAAGTAAACAAAATAGAATTGAAGCTATTACAGTTAGAGCCGCACTTCAATATACCGTTAATAATGCTGAAGCAAGAGAAGAAATTAACGAAATCAAAGCTAATGCTCCTCAATATTATTATACTCAAAATCGTATGATTAATGGTCAGGATTACAATGTTTTCCCATATACAAAGTATAACGAGATATCTAAAGTTAAATCTGTCAATCGAACAGCAAGTGGCATTAGTCGCTTTTTGGATGTAAAAGACTCAACAGGTAAATATTCAAGCACAAATGTTTTCTGCGATGATGGTTATGTTTTTAAAACTAGTGTAACTGAAGGAACAACATTTACTTGGACTAATTTAAATGATATTAGAAAATTTATTAGAAATTATATAAGAGAAATTATTAACAGTAAACCAAGTATTCATTTGTATTATAGTGGTTTTACACCTGCAACACTAACTGAAACACTTTGGATTAGAGGAACTGCTGAAAGTGGTATTAGCACTGGTTATTTTAGTAACTTAGATTATGTTCCTTGGAAAGCTGGGGAAGCAGCATCAGGTCAAAGAAGATTAATTAAACCAGGTGCATTAATTAAATTCAATGCACCTGCTGGAGAATTTTTTGATTTAGAAGGTCAGCTAACAGAAGGCGAACCAGCTCTTGCTGGTGAAACAACTACAAAGTGGGCGAGTGTTGTAAGCGTAATTGAAGATGGATCAAATGCAGGTAAAGGATTAAATGATTCTGGTATTGGTCCAATTATTTTAAGCGAAAATATTCCAAGTAGATCAATAGCGAGTTTAATTTACGCCAGCTATAGTACAGAACTTCCAGCTACTTTTGAACAAGAAGTTGTAAGCAACATTACTAATAATTTAGATTTTGCTATACGTTACGATGATAGTTCACAAACATGGGTATTAGTTGATGGTTCATCATTTGATATAGATGAAGAATTTGACGAAAGTAATTCAAGAAGAAATTGGCTAATTGCTATGATTAACAATGGTAGCACTTACACTGTTTTATCTCGTGGTATTGAGTATATTTTTGGCAGTGTACTAGATACACGTTTCTATTTTGATTCAGCTACACGTATCTATGATTCACGTTCAGGAACAGTAATTAAAGATACAATTAAGTTTTTAAAATTTAATGATGATCCAAGCGGGGTTGGCACTTTACCACAAGATTTAGCAATGGAAATTTATGATTCACTTTCATATCCTGATGGCTATAAAGATGATACTGTAATAAAAATTACATTTGCAGATAGTGATAATGACGGTGTTCCAGACGACCCAACTATTTTTGATTTAGTCGTTGGTGAAGATGCTGAAATTACTGATGTTGATAAGCTTGTATTTTTAGAAAAATATTTTGATTTTGATAATATTGAGCGATACAGATGGAGAGATACTGCAACTATATCTACAGCATACGGAACTTTTTCAGAGCTTGAGCTAGAAGGAAAATACAGTAATCCAGTAGGTACAGTATTCTATGCTTATCAAGATCAAAAGTTTTATGTGCTTACGTTAGTTGAAGATATTAGAACACTGTATGAATCAAGCGACTTTGTTGTTAGAATTGGAAGATCTGATATAAGATTCCAATATAGACACAATAGTCCAAACGATAGACGCATTGATCCAAGTCCAACTAACATAATTGACATGTATGTGTTAACTAGTTCTTATGATGTTGAATATCGCAGATATCTAAAAGACATTACAAATACAGTTATAAAGCCAGAACCAATGACTACTATTGATATGTCATTGTTGTTCCAAGATTTAGAAAACTTTAAAGCAACTAGTGACGCAATTGTATTCAATCCTGTTAGATATAAACCATTGTTTGGTTCTAAAGCAGATCCAATTTTACAAGCAACATTTAAGGTGGTACGTAGTGATAGTACAAGATTGACTAACACACAAATACGTAACAACCTCATTAATGCTGTCGATAAATACTTTGCAATTGAAAATTGGGATTTTGGAGATACTTTTTACTTCTCAGAATTGGCGGGTTATTTGCATAAAGAACTAAGCACAGATGTAGCAGCAATTGTAATTGTTCCTAAATTAGAATCGTTACAATTTAGCGATTTTATGCAAATTAAAGCAAGAGCAGATGAGTTGCTAATATCAGCAGCAACAGTCGATGATGTTGAAATTATAGATTCAATCACAGCAAGCAGATTAAAAGCAACACCAAGTTCTGCAATATTCTCAGGTGCAGCACTAGCAAATAGAACTATTATTGGAGGTTATTAATAGATGGCATACAGAAGGTCTTTAGATTTTCTACCAAACGTTTTTAGAACAGAGGTAAATGAAAAATTTTTACACGCCACTATTGATCAGTTAATTAGTGAACCAGAATTAAAGAGAGTTGATGGTTATATTGGTCGCAGATTTAGTCCTGTTTCAGGATCAAATGATTCTTTTATTAATGAGTTAACAACATCAAGACAAAATTATCAACTTGAACCTCACACAACATATCTCGATGATGATAGCAAAGTTAGATTTACTGCAGGTTATGTTGATTTATTACGTAGAATTGAATCTTTAGGTGGTTTTACAAATAACCATTCGAGATTGTTTAGCGATACAACTTACAACTATGACGGTTTTATTGACTACGATAAATTCTTAAACTACAGTTCTTATTACTGGATACCAAACGGACCAAATGCTGTTCCAGTTTACTCAACTGAAATTCCATTACAGCAAGAATTTAATGTAGTTCCACCAAATTTATATCAAATTGTTAACGGTGAATATGAAAAAGAAAAGTTTGATTTTTTAGCATTTGATGTTAGTGAAAATACTATTTCTCGAGTAAGAGAAGATGGTATTAGATTTGATGTAACTGGTGATAGAATTAATCCAACTATTAGATTAGCACGCGGTGGCGTTTATACATTTAATGTAGATCAAGTTGGTCATGGTCTCTTTATACAAACTCAACCAGGTACCACTGAAGAATTAGGCTGGCAAGGTAATTTAAGTAGTAGAGATGTTTTTGGTGTTGAAAACAATGGAGAAGACGTTGGTACTATTACTTTTAAAGTACCAGAAATAAATGCTCAAGATTTCTTCTTAAGAATGCCAGTTTTTGCTTCAGCCAATTTGTTAGCGCACAGCAGACGACGCAATAGAGATTTGCGTTATAATGAAATTCATTATCAAAAGTATAACGATATAGTTTCAAAATTTGGTGGTATTGATGGGCAATATATGTTGGAAGGAAAAACTATTGTTTTCCCACGTGATCCAGCAACCGGAAAAAATCCTCAACCTTGGGCACCAAATACAGAATTTTTTGAAGGTGATTTGATACAATACGCTAATACAGTTTATCGAGTATTAGAAACATATACAACTGGCAGGATGTTTACAGATACAAAGCTAGAAGTTTATGATTTACAAGAATCTTGGTTTGATCCAGACCCATTTGATTCTGTTGATCATTCATTTGATTCACGCGGGTTTGATATTGGAAACGATGTAAGTTTTGAACATCGTAGAGGTATTTTTAATATCACAATTAATCAAGATGGGTATGTTGTTTTACAACCAGGTAGTGTAATACCAAGAAATAATCAAGTAAAAATACTTGAAGGTGTTGCATATGGTAACAAGAGTGTTTATCGTAATAGTAACGATGACATCGTCCTAATGCCTTTAACAACTGCAAACTTAGATAGATTCTATTATGCAGATAGTTTAGATCCAAACATTGGTGGCGTAATTGAAATTGTAGATCAAAATAATAACAGTTACATTGATGTTCTTGGAAGTATTATCGGTAAACCTAATTACGAAAGTCCAAACAACGTTAAACTCACAAACGGATTAAAAATAAAGTTTTTAACAGATGTTATCCCAACAGAATACGCAAATAAAACTTATTATGTTGAAGGTGTTGGTAAAGCAATAAAGCTAGTCGATGAAGATACTCTGCTAGCTAATGAAACATGGTTAAATACTATTGAAAGTCCTTTTGATTTAAATGATTTTGATGCTGAAGGTTTTTCAGCGTCAACAAATAGCCCATTAAACCCAGACTATTTTGTAATCAATAGAAGCAGTATTGAACAAAGCGGATGGACACGACACAATCGTTGGTTCCATAAAGATGTAATTGAACTAACATCTAAATATAATAATTTTAATATTTCTATTGATTCTTCTGCTAGAGCAAAAAGACCAATTTTAGAATTTGATCCAAACTTGCAATTGTTTAATTTTGGACAAATCGCTAAAAAAGCAGTTGATGTTATAGATACAAAAACTGTAGATGCATTAAGTTTGGTAGAAGGCAAAGCTGTAAAGTCTATTGATTCAAATATAGTTTATTTTACAGGATCAGCATCAGCAGTAGCTGAGTTCCGGTTAGAAAAAGAAAGAGAAGGTTACACAGTAGTTCGTGAAACTAGTCAAGGTGGCGTAGTTACTATACAAATGAAGCTGCAAGGAATATCAGGTTACTATATTGATGATGTTCCGCTATCTCCAGGTATGCGAGTAATATTTACTGCCGACACTGACCCTGATGTTCGCAACAAAATTTATCAAGTAGAATGGATTAGACCACAAAACGAAACAGATGACCGAGTATGGGATTTTGTTTCTGATGGTAGCACTAACAGTTTTGATTTAAATTTCAATGTAGCTGATGCTAGTAGACTACAAGTATTTGTGAACGGAATTGATGCTAGTTCACAAGGATATTATTGGTCTTATTTGCTAGCAACACAAAACATTGTATTTTCTTTAAACACTCCTCCAGCAGATGCAAATATTACAGTATCTCTTGAATTTGACGAACAGATCCATCTTGTATTAGCAGAAGACAGTGAAGTACAGGAAGGTGATTGTGTTTATGTTAAGCAAGGTTTAAACTATCAAGGTAAAATGTTCCACTTCCTCAACGATATGTGGAAAGAAGCTCAACAGAAAACTAAAATTAATCAACCTCCTTTATTTGATTTATATGATGAAAATAGAGTAAGCTTTGGTGATACTACTGCTTATAGCAGCACAGATTTTAATGGATGTAAACTATTTGGGTATGAAATAGGAACTGGTATTGTTGATCCTATACTAGGAATTAAACTAAAGTATAAAAATATCAATAATATTGGTGATATTGTTTTAGGAGATTTTATTTCTAAAGATACTTTTCTTTATAGAGAAGGTCAGCAAAGTATAACTAAATCAACTATTGGGGCTAAAGTAAAAGAAAATCTACCTGACAGAACATTTACTTTTAGAAATCAATGGAGAAAAGTTAGACAAAAAGGCAGACAACCACAGTTGCAAACATATTACGCAACTGATTATAAAAAGAATCTATTTAAATTAAATGTAATGCCTGATGGTATTACAAATCAAATGCTTACAAACGTTATTGTTTATATAAACAATAAATTACTTTTCAATAATAGATATGACCTACAGATTGAAGATAACAATGCTTATCTATTGTTAGATAATGATCTAAAAGTAGGGGATAAGATTGATATTAAAGTTTACTCATCAGAGATTAATGAGAATAGTATATTTGGCGTTCCACTAAATTATACAAATAATCCATTCAATAAAGAAGTTACTGATGTTACGCTTGGTCAATTCCGTACTCATATTGATAGTTGTATTGAAGATATCCCTAATATAAGTGATGAACCATTATCTCCTAATAATATTAGAGATACATTAGATATTAAATCATTCCGTGGAACTATATTACAACATAGCGGTGCAACACATATTGCCAACTTCCTATTAAACGATACACAAGCAAATTTTGTTAGCGCAGTTATAAACGCACAAAGAGAATATGTAAGATTTAAAAATAGATTTATTCAATTAACAGAAGAATTAATGTTAATTAATGAATCTCCATCTGAAACTCTTGAAAAAGTAATGAATGAAATTGTTGCTAACAAGAATAAAAATTTTGCTTATTTTACTAGCGACATGTTGCCATTTGGAAATGATTACAATAAGAGAATTTATAAAGTATATGATACAAGATTAACCACTTATGATTTAAGTGAGATATTTAATATATCTAATCCAAGTTCAAAATCAGTTTTAGTTTATCTAAACAACAGACAATTAATACTTGGTAAAGATTATGAAATTTTAACCGAACGACCAATTATCGAATTAAATTTAACTAATGTTACGTTGAATGAAAACGATATAATTGAAATAAGAGAATATACAACTACAGATGGTAGCTATATTCCACCAACTCCTACTAAGCTTGGACTTTATCCTGTATTTGTTCCAACTTTTGTTGTAGATGGATACGGTGAAAATGCACGTAAAATGATTCGTGGCCACGATGGTAGTTTGAATACTACATTTGATGACAACAGAGATAATGTTATACTCGAATTAGAAACTAGGATTTTTAACAATATTAAATCTGCTTATAACATAGATAGATTTGACATTTGGAATTATATTCCAGGCGCATTTAGAAAAACAGATTATAATCTTGACGAATTTAATTCAATATTAAGCAGTCATTTCTCTGCATGGAGTGGATCAAATTCCATTGCTGTTAGCGATTATAGACAATACGATGCAAATGATTCTTTTACATACAACTACGGAAGATTTACTAACAGAGTTGATGGAAAAATGATGCCAGCATCTAGCTGGAGAGGAATGTATCGTTATTATTACGATACAGATGCCCCGCACTTGCGCCCATGGGAAATGCTAGGCTTTGTTGAAAAACCATCTTGGTGGGATATAACTTATGGTCCTGCTCCTTACACAAGCGGAAACACAGTGCTTTGGGGAGATATCGAAGCAGGTAAAATTCTATTTGGAGAAAGAGCCGGCGTAGATTCTAGATTTGCAAGACCAGGTTTAAGCAACATTCTTCCAGTCGACGAAAACGGCGAACTATTGAGCCCAATGAATTGCTTAACTAAAGATACTAGCGAATTAGATGTAAGCGGTTTCTTTAAATTTGGTGATGGTGGACCAGTTGAAACTGCATGGAAGCAAAGCAGTGAATATCCATTTGTATTGCAAATTGCAATAGCATTGATGAAACCAAGCGAATATTTTGGTGTTAACATTGATGCTAACAAACAAATTATTGATTTATTTGATGAACAAGAAATTTTTATAGAAACAGGTATTAGAGAAAGTTCTAATAGATATGTTCAAAACGAAGTAGATGAAAACAGTAATGTTTATAGAGTTAATAGCTATAGCACTTGGGTAAGCGAATATTGTAAGAGCAAAGGACTCGACGTAACTAATGCTCTAGGCAAAAAGCTACGTAAACTAGAATCAAGACTTGGTTATAAAGTCGGCGGTTATACAGATAAGAAATACTTGCGTATTATAACTGATCAGTTTACTCCAGCAAGTGACAATCCAGGCGTTATTATTCCTGATGATGATTTTGATATTGTATTGAACAAGAGCGCACCTCTTTATAATTTAACTTATAGCGGTGTAATTGTAACTAAAACTGTTGATGGTTACAGCGTAACCGGGTATGACGATAATAAACCATACTTTAATATTGAATCAAGTTCAGAAAACAACAATAAGAGTTATATTAAAGTTGGTAAACTTGCTGTAACAAAGTACCATGATGGTACTGGTGAAATTTATCGCGTTCCTTACGGTACTGAATTCTTTAGTATTGATCAAGTTGCGGATTTCTTAATTAGTTACGGTCGTTATCTAACACGTCAAGGTTTCCAATTTACAGATAAACTTGATGCTGATGCAAGTTGGTACCAAGATTGGGATTTAGCTGTACGCGAATTCTTATTCTATGTACAACAAGGGTGGGAAACTGATGTAGCAATTAGCTTAAGTCCAGTTGGTAACAAGATCAATTATCGTAGTCCATTTGGTGCAGTCGATTCATTAAACAACAAACCACTGAGTACAAGAATATTAGATGAAGATTTTAAAATTGTTCGTGCTAATGAGTACACTGTTTATAGAAACGGCAGAGACTTTAATGCTAAAGTAGATGCAAATAGAGGAATTTATCTAGTTGACATCGACGTAGTAGAATATGAACATGTTATTATCTTTAATAATAAAACACGCTTCAACGACGTAATTTATGATTCTATCATTGGTGATAGACAGCATCGTTTAAGGTTGCAAGGATTTAAAACAAGTGACTGGGACGGATCTTATAGTGCTGCTGGTTTCATAATTAATGAAGATAATGTTGAAGAATGGCGTCCAGGCGTAAATTACAATAAAGGTGACATTGTAATATTCAAAGAAGAATATTTTACTGCTGCCGATAAAATTTCAGCAAGCATCGACTTTAACTTTGAATTATGGATAAAAACAGAATATAATTCAATTAAGAAAGGGTTGCTGCCAAACCTTGCAAACAAAGCTGGTCTATTTAAGAATTTCTATAACAGCAATGACGTTAACCTTGAGCAAGATGCACAAACACTTGGTAAAAATCTAATTGGATTTGAGTCACGTAGTTATATGGAAGATCTTGGCATAAGTGATACAAGTCAATTTAAATTCTATCAAGGTATGCTTAGTCAAAAAGGCACTAACTCAAGTCTTGATAAGTTGTTAAAAGCTAAAGTAGATAACTTTGGTGGCTACGCTAATGTATATGAAGAATGGGCAATCAAGGTAGGTTCATACGGTGCAACAGACAGCACTAGAAATCTACAAATTGAACTTGATGAAGCATGGGCAGTTAAGGATCCTCTTGTAATTGAATTGCTAAATGATAATGATGCTATGCCAACGGGCTATAAAGGGCTACGTAGTAAGGACATTTTTGTTAAGCATATCCCATACGATAAAAACTTCTTAAATTATCGTTCAACAAAAACAACTCCAAGTGATTTATATACTGCTGGGTACGCACAGTTAAGTGATGTTGACTACGCAAGTCCAACTAGAGCTGCTTTAAATTCTTATGTACAAGGAGCAGACGTAGGTCCAGGTGATTTAATTTGGATTGCGGCAGATAGGAATAATCAGTGGAGTGTTTATAGAATTGATGAAACTGATGTTCGTTTAGAAAGTCTAAACATTATTGCTAATGGTAATGCTACTATTCGTTGCGTTAATAATCACGGATTAGAAAAGAACGATCTAATTTATATCACTAGCGATAATATTAATCCAAATGTTTTTGGATTCTTCACTGTAACTACTATATTAGATGCAAGAACATTTGTAGTTTCTACTGGTTATGGTGCAGCACAAGTTAACCCATTTGGGGGATTTGTTTACAAATTAAAGAATATGCGATTTGAAAATGTGCAGCAAGTCGCAAGTCAAGAACCACTCAAAGGTTGGCAAAAAGACGACACTATATTTGTAGATAAAGCAGATAATCAAGGTTGGAAAATTTATCAAAACGATAAATCATGGAACGTTGGGCCATCATTTAGATCCAAGTTAAGTTTTCTTGGAGACAGGTTAGGTCACAGCTTAGCAACTGATGTTGAAAATCTATATATGATTGCAGGTCGCCCTGGTTATAATAATGATCAAGGCGGCATCGTTCTTTATAGTATTAACATAAGTGGAGATTTAGCAGAAATAGCTAATCTAACTACAAATAGCAATGAAACAAGTGGAGTTGGATTATCAGTTTCAGCAAGCAACGATTCATTCTTTGCTGCTGGTGCACCAACTTCTGCAAACAATTTAGGGTACGTTGTAATATTTGCTTCAAATCCTGAAACAGGTAATTTTAGAACACAGCAAGTTATTACAGCAGATACATTAGATTTAGACGGTGAGTTTGGATACAGTGTAAAATTAAGCAATGACGGTAATTGGTTAGTTGTTGGTCAACCTGGTATTGATGAAGGTTATGTTTACGTCTATCAAAGAAATATTGTGAGAGTTGCTCCATCAGCAACAGCAAACTTCCAAGCTGATGGTAGTTCAGTTGCATATGAGCTAACTGGGGATTTAGCAAATCCAAATGATGTTGAAAGCGTATACGTAACAATTAATGGTATAGCATTAAATCCAGGTGTAGATTATGATATTGTTGAAAGCACTTTGATATTCTCTGAAATTCCAATTATTAGTAGCAACATAGTTGTTACTGTCAATAGAAGTGAACCAAAACAAACATTCCTTGCTGACGGCATTACTAACGAGTTTGAATTATCAGGCGATAACGCAACACCGTCTAGCATTTATGCTTTATTTGTTGAAGTTGACGGAGTCATTCAAGTACCATTTAAAGATTATACACTTGGTATTGTTGGAGGGAAGTATATAGTTACAATAACTGATACTCCTGTAGGCGGAGTCGAAGTAGTTATTAGTCAAAGAACACACTATTCACTAGTAACATCCTTTACTAATGCCGCTGCTACTATTGGTGATAGATTTGGCCAAACAGTTGAACTCACAGATAATGCAAGGCAAATTTTAGTTGGTGCTCCTGCAAGCATAATTGATGGAATAGATAACACAGGCAAAATTTACATCTATGATAGAACAGCAGAAATATATTACGCAGATGGGGTTTCTAACGATTATGTAACCTTGTCAAACATTGAAGGTAAACCTTATGTTTATGTTGACAATCAAAAATTAGTAGAGTTTGAAGATTATTATCAAACAGCCTTAGATACGATACAATTTGTTAATAAACCATCTACTGGTAGTTTAATAAAAATTGAAACAAACAACTTAATACTAACTGATGCTTTAACAGCAGAAGATGCAAACGATGACTTAGAAGAATCTGCAAGGTTTGGTGAAAGCATTGTTGTTTGCCCAACTAATTGTTCAGTCTATGTTGGTTCTCCTGGTAGAAATTCGTCAAGTAAAATTAATGCAGGCAAAGTTTATCGTTTTATAAATCAAGGAAGAGCATTTGGCAAGATCAGAGGCACAGTTGAAAACCCAACTATAGCTAATGATTCTGCATTAATCATAAATGATTTTATTATTGGATTGTATTCTGGTTATGGACTTAACGATATAATTGATGCAATAAACAATGCAGTGATCCCAGGAGTGACAGCAAGTAACTTCAATGATTATCTTCAAATTGAAACTAACAGTTTAATTACAGGTGAGAAACTTCTTATCTCTGAGGCTATTGGTAACCCAGCAGAAGATATTGGGGTAGTCATCTATCCTCACCAACAAACAATTGATAGTCCGCAAGATGATCATTATGTTGAGTTTGGTAGATCATTGGCTATTGGGTCCGAAGCAGATTTATTAGCAATTGGTAGTTCTAGAGCAAGTTCACGTTTGGAAACTACAATTGATAATAAGACAACTTACTTTGATGCTAGAGCAACTTCTTTTAATGATATTAGAAAGCAAAGTGGAGCTGTTTGGTTATATCAAATGCTATCAACATCAAACTCAAGCGCACAAAATCCAGGTCAGTTTATTTCTGGTCAACGTTTGATTAACTCATTTATCGATAACCTAGATGAGTATGGCGCCAGTATTGCTATTAACAAAACAACAATTTATGTTGGCGCACCTGGTGACGACACACGTATTGCTAACGATAGTTCATTATCAAATGCCGGTGCAGTATTCTCTTTTGAAAATAGTAGCAAACAAAAAATTTGGAAAACAATTAGAAGAGAAGAAGGCAAAGTTGATATTAACTTAATCAACAGAGTATTCTTGTACAACAAAGAAACAAGTGCAATTGTTGCAGATCTTGAATTTATTGATCCTGTAAAAGGAAAAATAAGTGGTCTAGCCGCACAAGAAATTACATATCAAACACCGTATGATCCGGCAGTATATAATAATACTTCTGCTGGCAGAGTATGGGGTAAAGAACACATTGGTCAAGTTTGGTGGGATATTAGTCAAACAAGATGGTTAGATTATGAGCAAGGAAATGTTGACACAAGAGGTGTTAACTGGAATACCGCTTTCCCTGGATCAACTGTTATTTGCTACGAGTGGATCGAAAACGATTTACCTCCAACTCAATTTGTAGATGAGAAAGATCCTACAGCATTTGCAAGATCAAATACTTTTAATATTATTGCTAATATTGATAGCAATACAGGTGTAGTAACCAACAAATATTATTACTGGGTTGCAGGAAAAAGAACAATTCCTCAAATTAATAATCGCAGATATAGTACTGTTGATTTAGAAAATCTAATTGCAAACCCACGTTCAACTGGTATACCATTTATTACATTCATTGCAAGAAATGCAGTTGCATTGTACAACTGTTCAAATCTATTGCAAGACAAAAATGTAATTTTAAATATTGATTACGATTATAAACTAAACGAGAATTCAATCCACACTGAGTTCCAACTACTTTCAGAAAATGATCCAGCAAGTCATCCAAATGAAAAGCTTGTACAAAAGATGATTGACAGTTTGGCTGGTACAGATGTACTAGGAAATCTAGTACCTGATGTTAAGTTAACAATTGGTGAGAAATACGGTATTGAATATCGCCCTCGTCAAACAATGTTTAGAAATCGTAAGGAAGCATTAAAATCTGCTGTAAGTTATATTAACAGAATATTGTCTGAAATACCAGCAAGAGACAAAAAAGACGTTTCTAACTTATTAGCTTACGAATTAATTCCTAATGTAAATCAAAATGCATACGATGATGTTGTAAATGATCGTGTTGAACTTGGTTATATTAACATTAATCTACTACCTGCTAACTATCGAATTCTAGTTAGAAGTGATGCAGAAGTTAGCAACAGATGGGCAATATATCGCAAGCAAAATAATATTTGGATTCTTGATAGAGTTCAAACTTTTGATAACAGGCGTTACATTGATACAATTGATTGGATTAAACCAGGCGAAGTAGATCCAATTGTAACAAATTATACTATTAATTTTAACTATGAGTTACTAAGCTTAACTCCAATCGAAGGTGATACTGTTAAAGTTAAGGATTCAGGTGATGGAAGATATGCTGTATTAAAGTTCACTAATCAAAATGGTTATGAAATTATTAAAAAAGAAGCAGCAACTTACAAGATTCTAGATGCAATATGGAATGAATCTACATACGTTCAAGGATTTGACAGAGAAACATTTGATGTACAAATATTTGACGATTGGCCAACACTTGAAATACAGAAAATATTAAGAGCTATCTATGATGATATTTTTGTATCCGAAGATCAAGTGCAAAAGAACAAATGGTTCCTCTTAGTTATAAAGCATTTGTTAGCAGAACAAAAATATGTTGATTGGGTATTTAAAACTAGCTTCATCAAAGTTGAACACAGAGATCAACAAGCTATTAGTCAAATCCCAAGCTTGCAAAAAGATAGACAGGATAACTTACGCAAATACATTGAAGAAGTTAAACCATATCATACAAAGATCAGAGAATTTATAAACAGCCATGAAGGCACAGATGTTTATGAATCTGCAACTACTGACTTTGACGTTCCTGCTTACTTTAATGAAACTAACGGAACATACCGTAGTCCAACTGGATTAGATGAAATAGATGACATTATTTTTGATCGTCCAGAGTACGCAGCATGGCTTAACAATCATACACTAGAAATAGAATCTGTGTTAGTGTATAATACAGGATCAGGATATAGCAGTCCTCCAGCACTAACAGTAGTTGGGGGTTCTGGAACTGGTGCAAAACTTGAAGCAGTTATCGTAAACGGACAAATTACTAGTGTATCAGTAATTAATTCAGGAACAGGTTTCATTACTACACCAACTATTGAAATTGGTAATTCAAGTGGTGACGGTGCTATTTTAATTCCTGTTATGACTAACCAAAAAGTTCGTAGCATTAAAGATACAGTTAAATTTGATCGCATTCCAAACAATGGAGGATTTTTAGTACAGTTCTTAGATAGCTTTGGTAATCCAGTTGATATCCGCAATCAACGTAAATCACGTATCATTGGAGAACAAGGCGTAATTGACGAGTTACTAGATGCGCTAACAGGGTTTAATTGGATAAAGGAAAATAGTGGATCAGTTAACTGGCCAGTTGAAAATGCTAGTAACTATAGAATTTTCTCAGATGATTCAGGAAGAATTCAAGTACAATATAAAAAGACACAAGGGGGATGGACAGCATCATTCCTCCAAGCATATCTAAGATCTCTTGGATATGCTGTAGGCATAGATGAATTAGACATCAGTGGAACAACTGTTGTAGTTGACGGCAACATGAGTTTGTATGCCCCAACTGTTATGGAATGGCAACCAAATACACGTTATGATACAGGGGATATTGTGACATATAATAATCGTGCATACGTATTGCGTGATTCAGTTCCATCAACTATAACTGGGGAATACTTTACAATAGAAGATTTTAGATTATATGATGCAAGCGAGTTTGAAAGTCATTTAAACAGAACTTGGGCATATTATCAACCTATTGCAGGATTACCAGGAAAAGATCTTGGTCAATTGTTTGCTGGTGTTGAATATCCTGGTGTTAAAGTGCAAGGACCAGGATTTAGAGCAGAACCAGGTTACGATGTTGGCAACTATGATATGGATAGCTTCGATCAATATATTATTGGTGCAGAAGGTGTTGCATTGCTCGATGAAAGTGTATTAGATCAAACATTGCGTAGTGATTTCCTAGACACTACACTAGGAACAAAACCAGAAGATTTAATTACATTTGGGGGAAGTTTTGTTGATACTTATTCAAGTCATGCCCCAGAAGAAGCAGTTCCAGGTCGTGTATACGATACTCTCAATATAACTGTTCATACATTAAGTACTAACTTTGCTGATGATACTACTGGATTCAGCCCAAGATTTAATGTAAACAAGCATACCACAGATGGAGTTACAAAACGATTTAAATTTAATGATGGTACCCAAACACATAGCGGAGATTATTTTATAGTCTATTCTGATATTTTTGGTCCATTGTATAGGAAAATTGAAGAAACTAACTTTGCTCCGCCAACAAGTATTGTTGAGGGTGGATATTATGCTCAAGCTATGCAGAGAACATATTCAGTTGATTGGCAAAATCAAGAAATTGTTTTTGAGACTCCGTTAATTGAAAATGATATCATAACAATTATGAATATTGGTCAAATAGGTGAAAATATTCTCGCTGATGACTATTATGAGGGTGATGGAAAAACAGCAGCATTTAGATTCAATGTTAGCTTTAATCAAATAGGAGGCGTATTAGTTCTTGTTAATGGAATTCCAAGAACAGATTACTCTACTCAAAACATTAACGGTGAACCTCACGTTGTATTCTATGCTGCTCCAGCTGAAGGTAGTCACGTACACTTAATAGCAACATTGTCAACTAGTGGTGCCATAAGTTATGTTAATACACAGTACACACAAGTTCATAATTTGAATAGATCTATTATTTTAAATCGATCTATTCAAAATGATAGAGCAAAAGATACTGTAATGATTGTTGAATTGAATAGTAAACGTTTAAGACCAGGAAACAGTAATTATTATGTTGGTGATGGTGTTACAACTGCATTTAATCTTCCAAATTCTGCTGATGATGATTATTCTGCAATTAACTTAGGTAAAATTGAAGTTTGGATTAACGGTATTAAAATACCTGATTCAAACTACAATATAACTCCGTATGACGGAAGTACAGCACCTCAGGTAGAATTTAACACTGCCCCACGAGAAGGATCAGATATTAGCTTAACTTACTCAGGTGAAGCAGAATATTCTTATGATCCACAAACACGCACTGTTAGAGTTTCAGAAGCAATCGATGTTCCAAACGGTAGCTTACTATCTGTTACAGCATTTAGCTATCACGATTCTTATAAGTTTAAAACTAAAATCTTTAAAGGCGTAGATTTTGCTACAGCAGTAGTAGAAGTTGATGTTGGTTATGGAATGGTTTCTTTTGATTCTATTGAATTCGATAGCACTCAAACAGTTACAAAGGCACTTGGTCAAAGCTATCAAATTGATAGCGATCAAAATAATGCTGAAAAAGTATTCATCAGTATAAACGGTAAAACATTGATTGCAGGGTATGAATATAACATAGTAAATGGAAAAATTTCCTTACCTGATTCGATTATAATCAATGACGATACAATCATCATAGTTACTTGGATGAGTCCTATTGAATACACTAATGCAACAACATTCCGTGTTTTTAAAGATTTAAATGATAACTTCTACTATAATAGACTTTCGTTAAATGAAGCAACAACATTAACTAAAAACTTGTTAATAACTGATAAGGAAATTTATGTAAAAGATGCAAGCAAACTTAGCGAACCAAACTTAGATCAAAATATTCCTGGAGTAATATTCATTGGGGGAGAACGCATAACATATTGGAAGAAAGATGGAAATGTTCTAAGTCAAATTAGAAGAGGAACAGCTGGAACACCTGCTACACTTGAATATGCTTCAGGTAGTATTGTTGTTGATGCAAGCGGTAAATCTGCAATACCAAACGGAGAATTAGGAACATGGTACGATTTAGGTGAAGAAGGACCATCTAATGGTAAAGGACTATTGCTTTCTAACACTATACAAGCTAGATTCTTGAAAGAAAGCAAGGGTATTGTTCCATTCTTAAGTGCTATTCAAATTGAAGGATATATTTTACCTGGCTATGTTGTAGAACAGTATTTCTAATAAATAAATTTGAATAAGGATTTTCAAATGGCACTAATTTTAAGGCGAGATTCTATTAATCCGTTGTCTTATGAAGAAATGGATGGAAACTTTCAGTTTCTACAAGATGAAATTATTAGTCTTCAATCTGGTTTAAGTATCTCGCCTGATTATATACGTAGTTTATTTACTGGTGGACCAGGAATTACGTATGATAATGCAACTGGTGAAATTAAATTTTCTGGCGGATCTAATGTAGTAACTTCTATCAACGGACAATCTGGTAATGTAACAATAACAGAAGCAGATTTTCAATTTACAACAAGCGACGTAGTTGAAGGTAATAAACAATACTTTACTACTGACCGTGCATGGGCCGCGGTCAGAGAAAAAATTAAAGTTGGCAACGGGCTAAGAAAAGCGGAAACTGCTAACGATTTAACTATTTCTGCAAAAGTTTTTAACATATCGTTGATTGGTGCTGTAAACGGTTCTGCAACAGTAACAGATTTAAATGACATTGTTATTAATACTACGTTCTTAGGCGGCGCCTCGGCGTCCGGTGAAGGCGGCGGCGACATTATCGTTACAGAAGGTATCGTTGTTCGTAACCCTCCAGCATTAACTGGAACACGTAGATTTATTGGGTTAGATTTTGATCCAAATGATTTTATTGTAACAGAATCTGGCGACTTTGCTATGATAAAAAACAAAGTCCAAGATGATTACATTATTGAAGTTGTTGGTAATGCTATCAGTGGTACTATTTTTGGTGACGTTACTGAAACAGAAAGTGGTATCGCTGTAACATTTGATAGAGAAAACGGCGCAATTCGTCTTTCTCCACGTACTTTTAAAATTACTTTAACTGGCGCAATAACAGGTGAAGGTTCTGTTGAAAGATTAAGAGACGTAACAATTAAAACTTTTAACAGTGAAGGTTTTATTACCGGGTTTGATGCTTATATTGACGTTAATAAAGTTAACACTGAGAAGTTAACTGAGTTTCAATTTGATTTAAACGCATTTAACATTAATGCTGTAAACAAAAGACTTTTTATTACAACAAAAAATGCTTTAACACCGCAAGACGTAAGAGACATTATTGGCAATACTGTACAAGGTACCGAACAAGATGTTGATTTATCTACTCTTACTGAAACTGGTATCATTGTTACATATGACAGAGCAAACAATACATTAAGTGTTGCCCCAAGAGATTTTACTATTACTCTCGAAGGTGCAGTTACTGGTAGCGTAAAAATTTCTCGCCTACGTGATTCAGTATTAACAGCAATCAACAGTAACAACTACATTTCAGGTTTAGATGTCTTTAGTGATGTAAACCAAGTTAACGCACAAAAGATAACTGAACTACAATTTAATATGAATGCTTTCAACGTCACAACTGCTGGCAGTAGAGCAATATTAGATTTAAAAGGTGCCTTAACCCCACAAGACGTAAGAGATATTATTGGTAATACTGTACAGGGTACAGAACAGGACGTTGACCTTTCAACTATAACTGAAACAGGTATTATCGTAACTTATGATAGAAACAATAATACATTAAGTGTAGCCCCTAGAGACTTTACTATATCTCTTGCAGGTGCAGTTACTGGTAGTGTTAAGATTACACGTCTAAGAGACGCTGTATTAACAACAATTAATAGTAACAATTATATTTCAGGACTTGATGTTTACAGTGATGTAAATCAAGTAAACTCTTCAAAGATCACTGAATTTCAATTTGATGTAAATGATTTTGGTGTAAGCACTGTTGATAATCGAGCATATTTAAGAATTAAAAACGCTTTATCCCCACAAGATGTTAGAGACATTATTGGTAATACAGTTTCAGGTACCGAGCAAGATGTGGATCTTTCAACTATAACTGAAACTGGTATTATCGTAACTTACGACAGAAGTAATAATACTTTAAGTGTTGCACCGCGTAATTTCACTATTACATTAGAAGGCGCAGTCACTGGTAGCGCAACAATTACTCGTTTAAGAGACGTTACATTAACTGCAATTAACAGCAACAATTATATTTCAGGTTTAGATGTTTATAGTGATGTAAACAAAGTTAACAATAACAAGATTACTGAATTTAGTTTTAATTTAGACGATTTTAACATAACCGCATCAAATAACAGAGCATTGTTATCGTTAAAAAATATTCTATCTGCAAGTGACGTAAGAGATATTATTGGTAATACTGTTACCGGTACTGAAAGAGATGTGGATCTTTCAACTATAACTGAAACTGGTATCATTGTAACATATGATAAAGTTAATAATACTTTAAGCATTGCTCCTAGAAACTTTACAATCACATTAACTGGTGCAGTTGCAGGTACTGCAACTATTTCTCGTTTAAGAGACGTTACACTAAACACACTAAACATTAATGAATATATTTCAGGTTTAGATGTTTATAGTGATGTTAACTTAGTAAGCACTGCTCCAATTAAGGAGTTATCTTTCAATCAAGATCAATTCGAAATACTCCCAGCACATCACAGAACTACAATATCTTTAAAAGGAATATTGAGTCAACAAGACGTAAGAGATATTATTGGTAACACTATTTCAGGTACTGAGCAAGATGTTGACCTTTCAACTATAACTGAAACTGGTATCATTGTAACATATGATCGAAACAATAATACTTTAAGTGTTGCTCCTAGAAACTTTACTATTACACTTGCTGGCGCAGTTACTGGTAGCGCAACAATTACTCGTTTACAAGATGTTACACTAAACGTTCTAAACAGCAACAATTATATTTCAGGTTTAGATGTTTATAGTGATGTAAACAAAGTTAACGTAGAAAAAATTACACAAGTTAAGTTTAACTTAAATGATTTCAATGTTAGTGCAAGCGGAAATCAAGCAACATTAGCATTAAAAAATATTTTAACTACACAAGATGTTAAGGATATTATTGGTTCTACAATTACTGGAACTGAATTAAATGCTGATTTAAGTTCGTTAACAGAAACAGGCATCGTAGTAAGTTATGATCCAAGTAATCAAAATTTAAGTATAGCTCCGCGTAACTTTACAATTACATTAGATGGCGCTGTTACTGGTAGTGCTACAATACGTAAACTTCGTGATGTTACATTAACAACATTTAATACCAACAATTATATTTCAGGACTTGATTTATACGAAGGTGTTAATAAAACTAACATTGCTAAAATTACTGATTTAGAATTTGATGAAGCTAACTTTGATGTTAACTCTACCGATAACAGAACAGTAGTTACATTAAAGAATCAGTTGTCAACAACTGATATACGTAATATTATTGGCAATACTATTACTGGAACTGAATTAAGTGCAGATCTTTCTTCAATAACTGAAACTGGTATCATTGTAAATTATAATTCTTCAAACGGCACACTAAGCGTTGCTCCTAGAAACTTTACAATTACATTAACTGGTGCAGTCACTGGTACTGCAACTATTAGTAGATTGCGTGATGCAACAATTAATGTTCTCAATACTAATGAATATATTTCAGGTCTTGATATTTTTGACGGTGTTGATAAAAAGAACATCACCCCAATTAAATCATTAGTATTTGATCCAGCACAGTTTAATATTACTACAGACGGTATTACAGCAAGTGTACAGTTTAACAATCCAATTGATACACAAGCAGTTAAGGACATTATTGGTACTACTGTTTTAGGTGAATCTAGAGACCCAGTTACTGGTCGTGTAAGTGAAACAGGTATCTTAGTCAGCTATGATGCTGAAAATAACTTCTTAAGTGTTGCTCCACAAGATTTCACTATCACGTTAATAGGTGACGTTACTGGATCAACTACTATTAGTAAGTTACGTAGTGGAACAATCACTACAACTACATCTGCTATTAAAGGACTTGGCATTTCATCCAATAGTGTTCCATTTGATAGCTTAGTTAAAAATCTAAACTTTAGTTCAAACTTTATTTTAACTAGAAATTCTGAAACTAACACACTTGGCATTGATATTTCTAACCTACTTAATACAAATCAAGTTTTAAGCATTGTTGGTGATGCACTAACCGGCACACAAAATGGTATAGCTGTAAGCTATAACGGTATCGAACGTCAATTTAAATATAATTTGGCTAACTTAGCTGTTAATTTACAGGGTGCAGTACAAGGCACCGGTACACTGACTTATTCAGGAACTGGAACACAAACACTTAACATCACTACTGAAATTGGTGAAGTTGGTTCTGGACTTGCAGTTAAAGACGAAGGTGAAGTTAAAGGAACTAGTGTTAGCGCAATTAATTTCGTAGGTGGCGGCGTAACTTCAAGTGTAAGCATGGACGGCACAGTTGCTACTGTAAGCATTCCAAACAGCCCTGCTAACGAAAAGTTCCTGCTTGTAGATCAAGGTAGCGCAAACGTTCCAAATGCACGCAGATTGGTAGCAGGTACAGGTATCGTACTTTCAGATGGCGGCCCTGGTGATGATTTCGTTATTAGTGCTAGCGGTGGCGAAGTTTTAGGTAAAGTTCAAGTCACATATGAAGGTCAAATTGTTGACGAAGTTCCAACAGTAAACTTTGTTGATAGTCAACAAGTATTCTTTGAAATAACAAGTGACGGATCAACAAACAAAGTTAATGTAACAGCTTATAGCTTATTAAACGGTTGGTATAGAAAAACTGAGATAGACAATGGTACATTAACGGATAAATATGGTAATAGCTTAGATATGGGGCCAATTGTTGGCGGCATTATCGAAAATCAAATTAACCTTGGGGATATAGTATGAGCAGCGAATTAAGACTACGTAGAGGTACAGGAACTCAGCACAACAGCTTTACAGGTGCTGAAGCAGAAGTAACCGTAAACACTACAAACAAGAGCGTCCATGTGCATGATGGAACAACGTCAGGAGGTTTTGAGTTAGCCCGTGTTGACTTGAACAACGTTGATAATAGCGTTTTTGCAGCAAAAGCAGCAGCAGCTGGTATAAGCGGCGGTGCAGGTGGATCTGCTGCAATTAGTGCTGCTACTAAAGCAAGTCCAGTTGTAGTTACAACTAATATAGCACATGGTTTTATTGATGGACAACAAGTTTCTATCACAGACGTTGGTGGCATGACACAACTAAATGGTAAAACTTATTATGTTGACGTTTTAACTTCAACAACATTTGCGCTTTATACAGATGTTTCTCTTACTACCCCAGTTAACGGAACTGCTTATACAACATATACAAGTGGTGGTACCGCCGTAGGTGCAGACTTTGCTGGTGCCCCAATCAGCGGAAGCTATATTACAGTTAGTGCAGAGGCAGGTTTACCAAATGAGCGCAGATTACAAGCAGGTACAGGTTTGTCTATTACCGATGGCGGCGCCGGCGGTGCAGTCAGTGTTGCTGCTAACTTAGCTGCAACTGCCCCAAGCAACTTAGGTAGTGCAAACGCTGGTGTAAGCAACTTAATTGCAAGAGCAGATCACGTTCACGCTATGCCCACTGCAACTGACGTAGGTGCTGTTCCAACTTCACGACAAGTTCTTGCTGGCACAGGGTTGAGCGGCGGTGGCGCTCTAACTTCAAACGTAACATTAAGCTTAAATGCAAATCTTCATATGCTTACTGATGTAACTATTAACGGTACACCATTAAACGGCGACGTTTTGATGTATAATAGTGCAACTAGCCAGTTTGAAAATTCTAGCACTTTTGCTAAAAATACAATACTTTTAAACAATTCAAATGTTGCTGTTAACACAATTAACAAGCTTAACTTTATTGGCACAGGTATAACTGCTTCTGTTAACGGGGTTGATAGTAGTAGAATTGATATTGCTATTGCAACTTCAAACACTACAGAAGTTCAAAATATTGTTGGAAACATGGTTTCAAGCAATACTGAAAACGGTATTGCTGTAACTTATGATGCAGTAGGTGGAAAGATTAACTTCGACGTTAATGACCCAGTAATCACATTAAGTGGTGACGTTACTGGTACAGCAACAATGACTGATTTAGGAAACGTAACTATTAGCACAACAATTGCTGCAAATAGTGTTGCATTAGGAAACGATACAACAGGTAACTATGTTGCTACAATTACAGCAGGTAATGGTATTGCTATAACTGGAGCAGGGGTTGAAAGTGCATCTGTAAAAGTTGAAGTTAATACAGCAGAACCAAATTTCCTAGAAGAATTACAAGACATTGTTGGTACTATGGTTTCAGGTAACAGCGAAAATGGTATCGCAGTTGTATATGATGATACACTTGGTAAGCTAAACTTCCAAGTTGGTAATCCTACTATTACATTGAGTGGTGCTGTTACTGGTGCTGCAACAATTACTAACTTAGCCAACGCAACAATTAATACATCTATCGCAGTTGACGCAGTGGCTTTGGGAACTAACACAACAGGTAACTACATTGCTACTATTTCAGGTTCAAACGGTATTAGTGTAACTGGTAGCGGTGTTGAAAGTGCTGCCGTTACTATTGGATTAAACACTACTAATCCAGACTTTGTTGAATCTATTCAAGATATTATAGGTAGTATGGTTGAAAGCAATACTGAAAACGGCATTGCTGTTGTATATGATGACAACCTTGGTAAACTAAACTTCGACGTTAATGATCCAGTAATTACTGTTTCTGGAGCAGTTAACGGCAGTGCTACAATGACTAATCTTGGTAACACCACAATTACTGTAACACAATCTGCAGACAGCGTAACACTTGGCACACATACTGTAGGTAACTATGTTGCAAACATCGTTGCCGGGGCTGGTATTACAGTAACAAACGGTTCTGGTGAAGGACTAACTGCTAATATTTCTGTTAATACTACCAACGTAGACTTTATTGAAGCAATTCAAGACATTGTTGGTAGTATGGTTGAAACTAATACTGAAAACGGTATTGCTGTGACATATGATGATGCAACAGGTAAGCTAAACTTTGATGTTGCTGATCCAGTAGTAACATTAAGCGGCGACGTTACTGGTAGTGCTACAATGACTAACTTAGGCAATATTACTATCAGCACTACTATTGCAGCAAATAGTGTAGCATTGGGAACAGATACAACAGGCAACTATGTTGCTACAATTACTGGTGCAAATGGTATTACTGTAACAGGTTCAGGTGTTGAAAGTGCTGCAATTTCACTAGGATTAGATAGAACTAACACTGATTTTAGAAATATTATACAAGATATTACTGCAAATATATTCACATCAGCAAACGGTTTAACAATTGTTTATAACGATACAAATAACACACTAAGCATTGATCCAAATGATCCAGTAATCACTTTAGCCGGCGCAGTCACTGGCAGTGCTACAATGACTAACTTGGGTAATACAACTATTACAGTTGCCCAAGCAGCAGACAGTGTAACCCTTGGTACACACACTACAGGTAATTACATTGCTACAATTACTGGTACAAATGGTATTACTGTAACAGGTAGTGGTGTTGAAAGTGCAGCGGCCAGTATTTCTATCAATACTGCAAATGCAGATTTTATTGAAGCAATTCAAGACATTGTAGGCGGTATGGTTGATACTAACACAGAAGCAGGTGTTGCTGTTGTATATGATGATGTAACAGGCAAGCTTAACTTCGACGTTAATGACCCAGTAATCACATTAAGTGGTGACGTTACTGGTAGTGCTACAATGGCTAATTTGGGTAACGTAACGATTACTACTACAATCGCTGCAAATAGCGTTGCACTTGGAGCAGATACTACTGGTAACTATGTAGCAACTATTACTGGTGCAAATGGTATTACTGTAACTGGTAGTGGTGTTGAAAGTGCTGCTATTGCATTGTCGCTTGATAAAACCAATACTGAGTTTAGAAATACCATTCTAGACGTAGCTGCAACTATGTTTGCTTCTGGTAACGGATTAAACATTGTTTACACTGATGCTACTAATACATTAAGTATCGATCCAAACGATCCAACAATTACATTAAGTGGTGATGTTACTGGTAGTGCTACAATTACTAACCTTGGTAACGTTACAATTGCTGCTACTATTGCCCCAAATAGTGTTGAATTGGGCATAGACACAGTAGGCAACTACGTTTCTTCTATAACAGGTGCAAACGGTATCGTAGTAACTGGATCAGGTGTTGAAAGTGCTGCTATTGCATTGTCCCTCGACAAAACTAACGCTGAATTTAGAAATACAATTCAAGACGTTGCTGCACTAATGTTTAGTACAGGCAGTGGTTTAACTGTTACTTACAATGATACTACAAACGCAATTACAATTGATCCAAATGATCCAGTAATTACATTGTCAGGTGATGTTGTAGGCAGTGCTACAATGACTAACTTAGGTAACGTAACAATTAATACAACTATTGCTGCAAATAGCGTGGCATTGGGAACAGATACTACAGGTAACTACGTTGCTACAATTACAGGTGCTAATGGTATCGTAGTAACAGGTTCAGGTGTTGAGAATGCTGCTATTGCATTGACATTAGATAAAGCTAATACTGAATTTAGAAATACGATTCAAGACGTTGCTGCCTTGATGTTTAGTACTGGTAGCGGTTTAAATGTAACATATAACGATACTACAAACGCAATTACAATTGATCCAAATGATCCACTAATCACTGTTACTGGTTCTGTAATTGGTAGTGCTACGATGACTAATTTAGGCAACGTAACAATTACTGTTGCTCAAGCAAATGACAGCGTTACACTTGGAACACATACAGTTGGTAACTACGTTGCAAACGTAACAGCAGGTAAGGCAATTACTGTAACAGGAGCAAACGTAGAAACTGCTGATATTACAGTTGCAGTTGATACTGGAAACGCAGACTTTGTTGAAGATATTCAAGACATTGTTGGTGCAATGGTCGGTGCTGGTAGTATTAAAAACGGTATCTCAGTAGTATACGATGATGCTACGGCTAAATTGAACTTTAACGTTGAAGATCCAATCATCACATTAACTGGTGGCGTAACTGGATCTGCACAAATGATCGATTTAGGATCAGTAACAATTACAACTACTGTAGCTGATAATAGTCACAATCATACAATTGCTAACATAACTGGATTGCAAGCTGAACTTGATTCTAAGCTAGGTGGTGCAGGCGGCACTGTTACTGGAACAATTAATACTCAATCAATCGTTCCAGTAACAAACGGTGCATATTCTATAGGTACATCTGCATTGAAATATACTACTGTTTGGGCAGCTACATTTAACGGTACTGCTGTACAAGCGCAATACGCCGACTTGGCAGAACGTTATCATGCTGATGCTAAGTATCCTATAGGAACAGTTGTTAAGCTAGGTGGAAGTAAGGAAATTACAGCAACTAACACAGCAAATGACACACAAGTAATTGGTGTAATTTCTGAAAATCCAGCTTACTTAATGAATGATGGTGCCGGTGATCCAAACGAATGGTTGCCAGTTGCTATGACAGGTCGTGTAAGAGTTAAGATTGTTGGTCCAGTAACTAAAGGTCAACGTATTGTAAGCTCTAGCGAACCAGGTGTAGCAATGGCAGTTAATGACAGTGAAATTACTTCATTTACTACTGTAATTGGAAGAGCATTGCGTTCAGATACTGATCCAAATATTAAGTTAGTTGAATGCATCATAGGTAAACTTTAATGGAAGTAAAAAAGAAAGACAGTAATTTGACAAAGCCAGATGAAAGCGGAAATGTTAGAGTCGAAGGTCACATAAAGATCTTCGACCCTGCTACAAAAGAAGTGTTTGTAGATAAGAGAAACGCTATTCACTATGAAAATATGAGCGAAGCTCTTGCTTACAGTATTGCAAATAAAGGTGTTGGATTTATTCATGAAATGCACTTTGGGAATGGCGGAACAAGTGTTGATACAACTGGTATCATTACTTACCTTCCACCAAATACTACTGGAGCAAACGCAGACTTGTATAACCCAACCTACTATAAAGTGGTAGATGATAACAGTTCTTTAAATGCTGACCCAGCAAGAAATAAAATTGAAATTAAACACACTCCTGGATTGATATATACTGATGTTTTTGTTACTTGCTTACTTGACTACGGTGAGCCAGCTGGACAACAAGCATTTGATAACAGTATTAGTTTAGATGATGCGTTCGTATTCGATGAACTTGGATTACGAGCTTGGGGCGGCGAAGAAGGAACAGGAAAGCTACTAACACACGTAATTTTCCATCCAATTCAAAAAAGTTTGAATAGACTTATTCAAATAGATTACACAGTTAGAATACAAACTTTAACTAACCTTGGATCTATCGCATAAATATGAGTATATAATTTTCGTAATAAATAAGCTTATTAAGTAATTCAGGAGATTCAATTACATGGCCTACACTATTAACAAGACCAACGGTGCAGTTCTAGCAACTGTGGCTGACGGCACAATTGACAATTCAACAGACGTAACACTTATTGGTAAAAACTATAGTGGTTATGGTGAAATTCTAAACGAGAATTTCGTAAAGTTGATGGAAAATTTTGCTTCCACTAGTTCCCCAGCAAGTCCACTAGCTGGTCAGCTTTGGTGGGATCTTTCAAACAACTCCTTAAAAGTTTACACTGGTTCTGGATTTAAAGTTATTTCTGGATCAACTGCAAGTGCTACACAGCCAAGCAACGCTACATTAGGTGATCTATGGTTTGATACTGTTAATAGTCAGTTGCGTGTATATAACGGCACAAGCTGGACACTTATTGGTCCAAGCTTTACTGCTGGAACAGGTGTATCTGGTGCAGTTATTACTACTGTGTTAGATAATACTGGTGCAAGCCACGTTGTTGTGCAATTCTTCGTAAACGAAGCTATTGTTGCAATTATGTCAAAAGATTCAACATTTACTCCTCAAACGTCAATTCCTGGGTTCTCTACTATTAGTCCTGGTATTCAAGTTTCTAGCGCCGTTGTTGGTGCCGGATTCACTGGAACAGCGTCAAATGCAGACTTGTTAGATAACCTAAACAGCACACAGTTTATGCGCTCAGACGCAAACACTACTACAACTGGTACACTAAGAGTACAAAACGACGCAGGTTTGTATGTTGGATCTGATAGCGATCTAAACATCAACGTAGCTGGTTCAGACGTAGTTGTTTATAACACACAGTCAAACGGTGACATTTTCTTCCGCGTTAACAGAAGTACAGGTGGCCAAACAACTGCACTAACAATTGATGGTGCAACAGGTTATGTTTACGCAACTACACCAAATGCCGGTGATAACTCTACTCGTTTAGCAACTACTGCTTATGTTGATGGTATTTCGACTGAACCTGGTTCAGGATTCTTAAAAGCAGACGGGTCAACTCCTCTTGCTGGTAATTTAATTCCAGATGTGCATAATACTCGTACTTTAGGTAGCCCAGCATTGCGTTATGCAGAAGTATATGCTACTAACCTTATTGGTAAAGCTGTCGAAGCACAATACGCCGACTTGGCAGAACGTTTTGAAGCAGACAGTGCTTATGAACCAGGCACAGTTGTTGAATTAGGTGGCGATAAAGAAATTACAGCCGTTGCTGATGAACTAAGCGATAAAGTATTTGGTGTTATTTCTACAAACCCAGGTTTCTTAATGAATAACAAAGTTGGTGATGATTCAACTCATCCAGCAATTGCTATGACAGGACGTGTTCCGGTTAAGGTAACTGGTAAAGTTTCTCGCGGTGACAGATTAGTTTCTGCCGGTAATGGGCTTGCTCGCGCAGCAAAACCAGGTGAAGCAACTAGCTTTAACGTAATTGGAAGAGCACTAGAAAATAAAACTACTACTGGCATAAGTACTGTTAATGCTGTTGTTAAGATACAATAAAGGATTTAATAAATGACTTATGCTAGTGGCGGTTTAATTCAAGCAAGTGACTATAATACCTGGGCAAACTCAGTTAATGGTGTATGGGGAGCAGGCTCCGGCGATTACGGATACGGACAAACATCTACACTAGCAACTGTTGCAGCGTCAAATACTGTCACTGCTGCTCAATGGGCAACACTAATTGCAAGATATGATTCTATACGCAGACATCAAGTAAACGCTCCATCAGGAATAACACAGCCTCAAACAGGAAATACCATTACGTACTTAAGTGCTATCAACACTGTAAACACTAACATATGGAATGGCAGATACACTTGGGCTGCAAATGGAAGTGCGACGTATGCAAGATCAAATGCTAATGCTGCAACTTGGATAACTAGTGCAACAAGAGAAGCTACTATTAGTTTTGCTAGTGCAAACGCAATGAGGTATTTCTTCAATGCAGGTGGTTATATACAATTTTCTGGAGTATCTTCGGCTGTTTCTGGCAACACAAAATCGGATGATTGGGAAACACTACTAAACAACTGCGGTTATGTTAGAATTTTGCCTTGGACCAGTGATAGGCAAACTGCATCCGGTACTCCAACAATATATAACCAAGGACTTGGTTTTTGGAGTTTAAATACCGGTAACCAAATTATTTTGCGTCAATATAGTCCAAACACACTCGGTGGTTATAACTTAAACTATGCAACTTTCCAAGCTAGATTAAACGCTACTGCAGGTTCTTCAACTGTAATGACAGTAAGTATGGTTCTTACAGATGCTTCTGGTGACGTACTAAACGATACTGTTGGTTCAGGTGTTTATTTAGAAGTTTGGGTAGTTCCTCCAGCTACAACATGGATTAGTAACACTTGGGGAACCCCAACGCTTAACGTTAACGCAGTTAACACTCAATCTTAATTTATTATTGATTTATCCATGCTCTGAAATTATAATTAGAGCATGGATATTCATGAGTTAGCTAAAAAATCATACGATCGAGCATTAGCTCAAAAAAATCTTGAAGAAAAACAACTTAGTCGAATGACAATAGCACATGCTAACGGCATTTGGATATGTAATGCTGAGTTAATTTGCTTATTACATTCGTATAAAAATTTAAAGGAAATAATATTGCTCGATAGCAACAAGATTCCACGCAAAGTTGACCCTGAGAAACTTCTTGAATTAGTACAAAAGAGGCACCAAGAAATTTTAAATGATTGGTTAAATGAGTATACTGCATTAACTAAAATAAGAACTGTCAATCATGTATTTGAATGATAAAATTTGCATAATATCGGCAACTAATTCTATCACTGATGACAACAAAACTATTGATTATATTCAATTAGCTAGTGTAGCCGCAGATCGTGCTAGATATTATTTAGATGTTCCAACAGTATTAATAACATCCGATACTACAATTGATAAGAAAAAAACTAATTTTGCCGAAGTAATTTTTACAGAACCTACAAAAGTAACAAAGCGTAATGTTATTGCAGGGGAAAGTATAATACAATACCAATGGTTAAATGATTTTAGAATTGATGCATACGAATTAACCAAAGGTATGGCTAAACGATTTATTATGATTGATGCAGACTATATGATTGCATCTGACCAATTACTTTCTTGGTTAAGAAATGATTATCATTTTTTAATATTAGATGATGTTTACGATATTACAGGATCAGGAATGTACAGAGAAAAAATACTTCCTAGTAACGATATTCCTCAACGATGGGCAACTGTAATTTCTTGGAATCAAAGTGAAGAATCAAAAATAATATTTGATACTTCTCGTATGGTACGTGATAATTATGACTTTTATTCCCTTATTTTTGGTTTTCCTAAAACTCCATTTAGAAATGATTTAGCGTTTAGCGTTGCATGTCATTTGCACAATATTCCTAAAACACAAACCAAACTTTTCAATTTAGCCCCAAGCGGGTTTTTATATCAAACTAAAGATAAAAGCGGATGGATTGTTGATTTTAATGATAAGTTAATACGTTGGAACACAGACGTACACATTTTGAATAAGCAATACGCTATTGATCCTTCAATGCTTGATTTATTGAGATTAGACAATGTCAAAGCGTAATTTTAAAGATGAGCGTGGGTTTTTAACTTTTGCGGTAGGAAAAGAATACGTTAAACTTGCATATGCACAAGCATTAAGTATCAAGCTTACACAAAAAAATAATAATGTTGCTATTATTGTAGACACTGATGCTGTACAAGAACTTGATAAGTTTGATAAAATATTTGACGAAGTAATAGTAATAAATCATACTCAAAACGGTTGGGATATGAGTCAATATTGGCAAGCGTTTAGGTTAACTCCATGGCGAGAAACTTTCTTAGTAGAAGCTGATATTATTTTCCCAACATCTATTGATCATTGGTGGGATATTGTTAGAGAACGTGAAGTTTGCTTACCTAATGCAGTTAAAGACTTTAGAGAAGATACAATAACAACTCGTCGTTATAGAAAGTTGTTTGATGAAAATTTACTGCCAGACGTATATGCAGGGTTCGTTTATTTCCGTTATTCGCAATTTGCTATGGAATTTTTTGCATTAATTAGAATGATAATGGAAAATTGGGAATGGGTCTCAAAAGAACACATAATTAAAAATGAAGATACTAGAATTAGAATTGATGAAGTATTTTCATTAGCTACAAGAATAATGGGAAAGCAATATTTAACGTTACCTTTCTCAGTCCCAACGTTCGTACACGGTAAAGGTGGTGCTTGGGGATTACGTGAACAAACACCATGGTACGAGCAATTATATGTTGAATGGAATAAGACTGTGCCAATAATTGGTCATTACCATCAACGATTGCCTTTACATTATCATCATAAGGAATGGATATCAGATGACATCATCAAACGATACGAACGAATCAGAAATGAACGAAACAACAATGAATCTACTTAAGGCTATTCAAGAATATAAAGAACCTGAAGTAACACCAATTGTAATTAAATTAATATATGATCCTGAAACAACATTAGTAACAGGATTCACTTTTGAAGATACTGATAAACCTTGGGTAGAAATTACAAGGGAACAGTATGATTCAGGTCTTCCATTTAAGAAGCTAAAAGTTGTTAACGGTAAAATTGAAGAAATAACTCGCGAAACCAAAAAAAAAAACTTTTAGTTGATGGCGATAAGTGGCATACATCAGAATCAAATATGTTAATAATGGGTAACGAACGGGGTTGGGATGAACGAAAGAATAGTTGATATCGCAGATTTAGATTGTATCTATCTAAGTTACGACGAGCCACGAAAAGAAGAATTTTGGGCAAAAATATCAGCTATGGTGCCATGGGCAAAGCGTGTTGATGGTATCAAAGGTAGCGATGCTGCACATAAAGCAGCAGCCGCAGCTAGTGATACTGAACGCTTTGTACTAATTGATGGCGACAATCTTCCTAATCCAAAATTCTTTGATCAGCAACTTATTTTAAATTTATCAAATGAAAACTACGTATTTCGTTGGAAAGCACTTAACAACATTAACGGGCTTACATATGGTAATGGTGGAATAAGTTGCTGGACAAAGCAATTTGTAAACAATATGAAAACTCATGAAGCGAGCTTAGGCGAAGATCATACCCAAGTGGAGTTTTGTTGGAATACAGGTTACATTGCCATGCATGATGTTTGGTCAACGACGTACCCAAATCAATCTCCATATCATGCCTGGCGTGCTGGTTTTCGTGAAGGGGTTAAGATGTGTCTTGATCGCGGAGTAAAACCATCACTAATGGATTTTCAAACACGAGTAAGTCTTGGTAACATGCGTAACTTAAGCATATGGCATAACATTGGTGCAGATGCAGAGTACGGCGACTGGGCAATACTTGGGGCTCGTATGGGAACTTATATGACTATGCTTGATAATTGGGATTATAGATTAGTACATGATTTTGATGAACTTAGGAAAGTCTATGATGATACCTTAATTCATCATGAATTTGTTGAAGCTAGAGATATGGATTTCTTTGGCGAACAATTAAAAGTTAAGCTTGGATTAGATATAATATACGAAGATTCTGTACACTATAGCGTATTTTTTAAGAAGTATGCTTATGTACGTAAAAACAAAGGTATTATGGAGATTGATAGTTGAAATTATATGTTGATGGATGCAGCTTTGTTGCAGCATCAGGTATATCGAGCGATTACAAAATGGCAAAGTTGCTTAACGCAGATAAAGACATGAGTCTAGAAGGAAAAAGCAACTTACAAATAGTTCACGATGTTTATAAAAACATTGATAATTATAGCCACTTCTTCATATCGTTTACGTTTAGTAATAGATTTGTCATTTTTGAAAATGGTAAGCGTTGCTTTCATATACTGCCAAATTTAGATACAAGGCGTTTTCCAGATAAAAATGATTTTGAGAAATATAAAGCATTCCACGATTTTTATTATCGACATATGAATTTAGATTTTAATAGTGCTCTAACTGATTTTTACGTTGATAGTATTATTTCAATGCTTAAGTTTTATAATAAAACGTATTTGATATATACAGTTGAACCAAGGAAAACAAAATTTCCAGATGAATTAGTTCAATTAGATTTTTTAAAATATTCCCAAATATATGATGGTCATTTTGATGAACAGGGAATGCAAGACTGGGCAAAAGATGTTAAACGGAGATTATTTTGAGTGACTTTTTAAATGCCGCGCAAAACATGAAAGAAGAACTTGGCGAAGCACTGTGTCTTGCTAAGTGGCAACAGGTTAGTCTTCATCTAACTAATGGTTTAACTAATAGTTGTTATCATCCTCCGTTGCATGAAATTGACGAAAGCTTATTGAAGGATAATCCTTCAGCATTACATAATACACCTTACAAAAAGGAACGTAGAAAAGAAATGCTTGAAGGCAAGAAGTGCAATGAATGCAGTTATTGTTGGAATATTGAAGCAACGGGTAATTTAAGTGATAGACATTATCGCAGTGGAGAACCTTGGGCAGCTATACATTTAAATAGAATACGCCAACAAAGCTGGGATAAAGATGAGGTACCAAGTTATGTTGAAGTCAATTTTAGCAATGTGTGTAATCTTGCTTGTAGTTACTGTTCTCCTCAGTTTAGCTCTACCTGGGGAGCGCAAGCGGAGAGGTTTGGAGCTTATCCCACTTCCACGCCACACAATGATCCAGAACATTTTAAAGGAAGAAGAAAAGTTATTCCTAACAGGGAATACAATCCTTACCTAGAAGCATTTTGGAAATGGTGGCCTGCGCTATATCCACAGTTAAAGCATTTCCGTATGACTGGCGGTGAACCAATACTTGATAAGAACACTTATAAAGTATTTGATTATGTTTTAAAGAATTCAAAACCAGACCTACATTTAAATGTAACAAGTAATTTTAGTACTGATCAAGGTTTGTTTGATTACTATCTAAGCAAAGTTAAATTACTATGTGAAGGTGAAAAAATTGAACACTTTATGCAGTTTGTAAGCGTTGATACTTTTGGTAAGCAAGCAGAATACATTAGACCAGGATTAATTTTCAAACGTTTACAAGATAACGTTGAACGTTTCTTAACAGAAATACCAGGTCGAAATAGCGTAACGTTTATTATCACTATGAACAACTTAGTTGTACCAGGCATACAAGATTTGCTTAACTGGATTTTAGAACTACGTTCTAAACATAGTCACACATATCAGCGTGTATGGTTTGATACACCACTGCTTAGGAATCCAAGTTGGCAAAGTTTACAAGTATTACCGGAAGCTTATGCTTGGAAACTCAAACAAGTAAGAAATTGGATGCAGGAAAAGATTCTTGTAGAGGAACAGAATCGTTATGATGGATTTAAGGACTACGAGATTCAACGAATGAATCGCATTATTGCCATGATGAAACAACATAGCGATAATAAAAATTTAAAAGCAGATTTTTATCGTTTCTTTAATGAACACGATCGTCGACATAACCTAAAATTTACAGAAGTATTTCCAGACATGCTAACTTTTTGGGATGAATGTAAGTATTGGGCAGACAATGCATTGTAAATTTTTAACAAATGGGGTAAGAATAAATGAAGATGGATCTGTTGTTCCTTGTTGCGAATTTACTGGCAACATAGGTATTAATATTTCTAAAGATTTTAATTTTGAAGGATATTTTTCTTCTCCACAAGTTACTGATTTAAAAGAAAAGTTATCTAATAATATATGGCCAAGCCAGTGTTCTCAGTGTGAGAACAAAGAAAAGTTAAAGCATTTTAGTGCTCGTCAACGTGCTAATATTGAATTACCTAAAGGGTTAACAGTTGACATTGTAATAGGAAGAGAATGCAATAGTGACTGCGTAATGTGTTACGCTGGGCAGAGCAGTAAAATATTTTCTAGAATTAAAAAGACAAAACCAACATTTGATGTGCCAAGTGAAGATCAATATTGGATCACTGAAAACAGTGACATCGACTACAATTGGGTTGAAAACGAAAAATTTTGGAATCAACTTAAAGAAAATTTTGAAAACATTAGCAAAGTAAAATTCATTGGCGGAGAACCGTTATTAAGCAAAAAACTTTGGCGTTGGTTACAAGATGAAAATATTATTTCTAAAAAGCATAATAAACGTTTAGAAATTGTGACTAATGGCAGCATTTTTAATGCAGACAAAAATCAATTATTAACAGGGTGGGAAAAAACTAGTTTAACAGTTAGTATTGATTCTACAGAAAAAGAATATGAGTGGATTCGACAAGGATTACATTGGGAAGAAGTTAGTAATAATACAATCAAGTATAGTAACCTCGATAACGTTGTTGTTTCTGTTCACGCTACTATCAACTTATATAATGTTGCTACATTAGGAAATCTTGTTAGTTGGGCAAACGATAATAATTTACTTTTTACATTTACCCCTGTAACATCTCCATCTTTATTATCAATTAAATATGCACCTATTAATATATTAAATCAAACATTAATAGAAATTGATAAGATTAAATCATTCAAAATACAAAATAGCATTCAATTAAAAGGTTTAAAAAATCTACTAAAAAATGCAATTGAGAATAATATTGAAAATGTTGAACTAAGAAAAAGTATAACTAATTATTTTAATAATCATAGACAACACTGCATGGATTGGGAAACACTAAAATGTATGACATAGTTTTAATTCATGTTCCTTATATGTTTAACACTAATCCGCCTCTTGCTGCACCATTGCTTAAAGCTTGTTTAGCAGAACATGACATTAATGCATATACTATTGACTTTAACATTGAGTTTATCAAATCAAACGTTAGCACAAAGTCCATCATAGCTTGGCTGCAAAAACCAGATTTGTTCCCAAATAAAGACGAATATCTAACATACAAAAATTGGGTAGAAGAGTCAGTTAAGCGTGCTTTAGCTCTTAATCCAAAATGGATTGGAATATCTGTTTTTACAAAAGATAGTCAGTTAGCAGCAGAAGATTTTGCTTGTGCAATTAGAAAATTGTCACCAACAACTAAGATATTAGTTGGAGGGTTAGGTGCTAATGTTAATTTAGGGCAGTGGAATTTATCATGGTATCAACTTGCATTTGATTCAAACTTAGTTGATACTGTCATAATAGGTGAAGGTGAAAAAGCTATTGTTGATGTAATTAAAAACGATAAGCATGGCATAATTAAAGCACCGCAGTTAAACGTAGCAGAACTTGATTCTGTTCCTATGCCAGATTTTAGTGATTACACACTAAGCAATTATTACTCAGATTTAGATAAAGACACAATTGCTATTCCAATTACTGCCAGCAAAGGATGCATTCGTGATTGTACATTTTGCGATGTAGGTAAGCATTGGCCTAATTTTAATTCACGTAGCGGTAACAAAGTAGCATCTGAGATAATCAGTTTTTACAAGGATTACGGTTTCAAATATTTCCGTTTTACTGACAGTTTGATTAATGGTAATGTTAAAGAGTTTAGAATAATGAATGCTAAACTATCTGAGGAATTGCCAAACACAGTAAAGTATAGAGGTCAATTTATTTGTAGACCAAAAAATCAAATGCCATTAGAAGATTTTGCGTTGATGGCAAAAGCAGGCGCATACAGAGTTCAAATTGGCATTGAAAGTGGTAGCGAGGCAGTACGGCACCATATGCGTAAAAAGTTTTCAAACAATGATATAGAATATTCTACATATGAGCTTTATAATAACGGTATCAAACAGAGCTGGTTTATATTCGTTGGATATCCAACTGAAACATTGGATGATTTTAAGGAAACTTTGAAGTTAGTTGAAAAATACAAAGACCTTGCTAAATATCAAATGGTTCAGATTATCCCAACTGGTGTATTTCAAATGTTAGATGGAACTCCAATTGCTGAGCAAGATATGTTAACTGCTCTAGAAATAGAACAGCACATAGTTGGGGGCTATCAAACATATGCATGGACAAGCAAGCTGTATCCAGAAAATACATTTGCTGAGCGTGCTCGTAGATTTAAAGAACTAGTTGATCTTTGTAAGTCCTATAATTTAATCTCAGAGTTTGAAGATATGGTTGAAGGACATATAAAGATGATAAATTATCAGGAGTTAAAAATCATTGGCGGAAACTATTAAGTTTACACTAAAAACATTACGTTTGCCAAACAAGAATCCTGAGATTTTGTTTTGCGGTCAGCACATGATATTGGAACAAGATGAAATAGAAGTTCCGTACATTGTTAATTTAGGCAGCAATGACATTACTATTCAACTACTAAACAAATCTAATCGAGATACTAAAGTTGTGGATGGAAACATAGTTGCAGACCTTGCGGTGATTGTTGATAAGATTGAATACAGAGGACATAATTTGCATTCTTATATTGAAACTATTGGCAAGTATGTTGACGACAATAATCAGCTAATACAAGGGACGCACGGGTTTATGGCTTTCAATGGTATACTAACAATACGCATTGATGGACCTGTATTTGTTTATATGAGAGATTTGGCTATACAAAATGGATAACGAAAAAACGCAGGCAGTATTAAACGAACTAAGTCCAAGCTTTTGCGGAGCTAAATGGTATAATGCTACTATTTGGTTAGGTAGCGGTATGACTACAAGTTGCCATCATCCGCCAGCACACAAGATTAGTTTAGATGCAATCAAGGATAATCCAGCAGCATTGCATAATACGCCTGAGAAGAAAGAACAGCGCCAACAAATGCAAACTGGTAAGCGGCCAGCTGGCTGCGAATATTGTTGGAAGCTAGAGGACGCTGGGGGCAATAGTGACCGCGTTTATAAGAGCAAGATCTACACAGAGGAAGCATTGCGTTTTGCAAAAGACCTTCCTTGGTGCCAGGACGTTAATCTCAAAACACTTGAGATTAGCTTTGATCGTACATGCAATTTTGCATGTAGCTATTGTAACCCAGCGTTCTCAACCACTTGGGCAAAGGACATTAAGAACAATGGTCCTTATGAAAACTTAACAACAGATGGGCGCAATCACTTCACACACCCACATGATGGAAGTCAACTTTATAAAGTTGGGGAAACAAACCCATATGTTGAAGCATTCTTTAAATGGTGGGAAACAGACTTACATCAAACATTAGATGAATTGCGTATCACAGGTGGCGAACCGCTTATGTCAGCAGAGACATGGCGCTTAACTGAATGGTATAAGAACAATAAAGGAAAGAGTAAAACACGTTTAGCTATCAATACAAATTTATGTGCAAAGCCAGAGTTAGTTGATAAACTTATACAGTTATCGCATGATGTAGAAGCTCTAGACATTTATACAAGTGCAGAAGCAATTAGTCACAGAGCTGAATATATTCGTGATGGTATGGATTGGGAACTATGGACTAGTAACATGCATAGACTTACTACAGAAGGTAAGCTACGTGGGTTGCATGTTATGGGAACACCAAGTGTATTAAGCATTACAGATATTACTATGTTCTTAGATTGGTGCTTATACTTTAAACAATTGTATGGTCGTGATAGCTTAACGTTTACGCTTAATATTTTACGTTTCCCAAGTTTCCAAAGCGTAACAGTATTACCAGAAGGTATGCGATGGCAAGCTGCAAGACGACTTGAGAATTGGTTAGATGAAAATGGTCATTATGAACTGCTACACAATATGGAAAAAGATCACGTAGCGAGACTAGCTAATTACTTGCGTACAGTACAGCAAGCACATGATGGTGCAAGTCCAACCGACAGACTAAAAGTTGATTTAAAGAACTTCCTAGTTCAATACAACAGAAGAAGAAACAAAAATATAAAAATTGCTTGTCCTGAAATAGCTGAGTGGTTAAGCATATGAGCGATGAGATCAAAAAGTACTACGAAACATACGACTATAGTTCGAGAACTCCCGTTAAGATCAAACTTGATGAATTAACGGAAGTTGAAAAAGAACGCCTCATAAAGAGCAAACACTTTTGTATGCTTCCTTGGATACACTTGCATGGGTGGCCAACTGGGGAAGCTTATCCTTGTTGCGTGGGTTTAGAAAACTTACCGCTTGGTAACTTAAGAGAAAACAGCATGGAAGAAATATGGCATGGCGATAAGATGAAAGCCATGCGTAAAAACATGCTTGAAGACAAGCCATGCGGTGAATGCAAAAGGTGTTACGATGACGAAAGTCACGGGTTGTTTAGTATGCGTAACAGCAGTAACAAACACTTTGGGCACTACATTAAAGATGTAAAAAATGAAAACCCCGATTTTAAGATACGTTACTGGGACGTTCGTTTTAGTAATATTTGTAATTTTAAGTGTCGTTATTGCGGACCTAACTTTAGTTCAAACTGGTGGGAAGACAAAGCTGCACTCTACGGAGCAGACAAAATAGGCCACGATAAGTTCTTACATGCTGGTAAGAACAAAGATGATATTTGGGAACAAATGATTCCACATCTTCCATACATTGAGCAAATTTACTTTGCTGGCGGTGAACCTCTTATTATGGAGGAACACTATCGCTTACTTAAGTGGTTAGTAGAAAACAAGCGCACTGATGTTAGATTAATTTACAATACAAACTTTAGCGAACTAAAGTTTAAAAAGCAAAACGTACTTGATTGGTGGAAGAAGTTTGATAGCGTTAGTATTGGTGCAAGCTTGGATGCAATGGGCCCACGTGCAGAATATATGCGTAAAGGAACTGTTTGGGGCGATATAGAAGATAATCGAAAGCAGATGATAGAGATCTGTCCTAATGTTGACTTCTATGTTAGTGCAACAGTAAATGTTTTTAATGCAATACACATTACAGATTTTCATAGAGATTGGACAGACAGAGGATTTATCAAAGCACAAGACTTTAATATTAATATCTTAAACAGTCCAGCTTATTACAGAGCAGATATGTTGCCACGCGAACTTAAAGATATTGCAATTAGCAAGATTGAAAATACAATCATGTGGCTTGTCGACAAAGATCATTTAACCCGTGCCACAAGTGGTTATAAAGGATTAGTTAGTTTCTTAAATGGAACAGATAATAGCAAGTACTTGCCATACTTTTTTCAAATTACAGATCAATTAGATACTTTACGTAAAGAGAAATTTGAAGATGTGTTCTCTGAGTATGGAGACTTACGTGAATACACCTAAAAGCATTTGTATGTTGCCGTGGGTAAGTATGGAAGTTACTCCAATGGGAACGTATCGTCCTTGCTGTTTATATAGCGAAAGCATACCTAATATTAGTGTTCATGACGGTCATTCTATACATGATGCACAGCATAGCGAATACATGAAGGATTTACGACAGCAATTCTTAGCAGGAGAAAAACCTGCAGGATGTAATATGTGTTGGCAAGAAGAATCTGTGCTTGGGCGAATGAGCAAGCGTAAAGCAACATTTGTTAAGCTTAAAGATGTTAAAGTTGATTACAACGAGACAGATGTAGCACCAATCTTTTTAGACTTAAAGCTTGGTAACATTTGTAATTTGAAATGTCGTATATGCGGTAGCTGGAGTAGCAGTAAGTGGGCACAAGAAGAAATTGATATCGCTAATGGAGATAATCCATTAGCTAGCGCACAATTGCGTAAAGGTCAGTGGCCTCGCAGAATCCCCTCATGGTGGGAAGCATTAGAAGATGCACTCGAGCATATTGAGTATTTGGAATTTACTGGTGGTGAACCATTCTTAATTAATGAACACTTTGATCTATTAGAGAAGTTAGTAGAAAAAGGATATGCACATAAGATTGATATTCACTATAATACTAACGGAACAATTTGGCCTGTTCGTAGTGAACTTTGGAAACATTTTAAACGTGTAGAGATTGCATTTAGCATTGATGATATTGGCAATCGTTTTGAGTATCAACGATACGGTACACGATGGAATGAAACACAGGAAGTAATTCGTAAAGCAGTAGAGAGTTCATATAAGTTGCAAGTATGCACTACGTTTAATATTCAAAATGCTTATTACTGGCCTGAGACAGAGGCATGGATTTTAAATCAAGGTATTAGTGACATACACTATAACATATTACATGAACCACCAATGTTTAACTTACGCAACATGTCAGATGATATAAAATATGTATATAGACAGCGAATGATGCAAAGTCGTGATAAGAATAAAATTGAGTCAGTAATAAAATTTATGGAATTACCTGGTGAAAATATGTTACTCTCATTAAAGGATAGACTTGCATCTAGCGATGCTTATCGTAAGCAGTCATTTGCAGTAACTCACCCCGAAGTATGGAATCTCATTAATGCATAACGTGGACCTATCTCAATACTCATTGAAAGTTGATTGGGAAAACAAAGTTAGAAAATTTTGGAAAATAGATCATAACTCAAACTTTAATAAATTTTTTTCAATTAGCATTGATATTCTTCATAATGAAAATGAAGTTGATGTTAAAAATGATGTATTAGTCTTAAGACCTCATTTACCATTTGACAATATTACCTATAATTTACTTGATAAAGGTATTAGATTTATTTTTGATTGTTTATGGGAAAAAGAATCAACTAACTTAGCTAATCTTACACCATACAATGAAAATGGCATAGCATTCGTTTCTGGCAGTTGTCAAAATGTTGATGGGTGGAGTAATAATTTATTTTTCGTACCAATGTCATTTTGGTATATTGAATACTTTGATAGGATAAAAACAGAAGATATTCGTTTAAATTTTAGACGAGATCAAATTACACATAACTTTTTAATGCCAATTGGTCGTTTTAGACCTTATCGAAGCTTGTTTTTACATTTACTCGGAACAGAAATTCAAAAAAGCTTACATAGCATATTGTGGCAAAACGTAAGTAACTTTGACGTCGTAGAGGATGAAACGAAAAGGCATACCTTTGAATATTCTAGAAAATACGAACCAAAATGGTATAGCTCTACATATTTTACTATGGTGATTGAAACATCACAAACAGATTCAGTTTTTATCACAGAAAAAACATTCAAACCAATTATGTACGGGCATCCGTTTATGATATATGGTTCAAAAAATACATTATCAACTTTACAAAAGTATGGATTTAATACTTTTCCAGAACTGTTTAACGAACTGTATGATGAAATAGATGACCCGCGTGAAAGAGCTAAATTCATAGTGGAGCAAATTAAGGAATTTAATCCTTTTTTACTAAAAACCAACAAAAGCAATATTGATCAAAAAATATTTGATAACTTTACTAGATTTTTTGATCATAATAATGTAATAAACAATATTACAAACGATTTGCTTTTGCCTATCGAGAAATTTTTAAATGACAGATAAACATTGCTTAGCTCCTTGGACACACACTTATCTTTCGCCACAAAGCGAGAGACGGTTGTGTTGTGCAAGTCGTGAACCAGCACAAAACTTTAAGCAATACATTGATACAGAAGAAGGTAGTAACGAATACAAGCCCGCTACGCTAGAAGAACATTGGAACAGCGATCACATGAAAAGTGTTCGTAGACGAATGATGGCAGGTGAAGAACTACCTGAGTGTGAGGTTTGTAATAAGAAGCTGTTAAACACTAGCGTATACCGCGACTACTTTAACGGAATGTTTGGTAGTAAGCGGGAAGAATTATTAGCAAATACTTTACCAGATGGTACACATAATGGACTGCCAATTAGTTTTGATTATCGTGTATCTAACCTCTGCACATTCAAATGTCGTATGTGCGGCCCACCACTAAGCAGTGCATGGGAAAGCGAAGAACGTCAATACAATCCAAACTTTACAGAAAGTAATCCATGGGGCGTGCCAAACGTTAGACGAGAAATAACAAAGTTCCAACGTACAGTTGCTATTGAAGAACTATGGCGTGCTATTAAAGAAGAACGCATAGAGGAAATATATTGGGTTGGCGGAGAACCGTTGGATTGGCCAGAGCATTGGGAAATGATGAAGTATATGGTCGCTAACGACATTGCTAAAAATGTTTATGTGCGATACAATACTAACCTCAACAACATTTATCATACGTTATACGAAACTAAAACAGTAAAAGATACGCTGTGTTTGTTTGATTTGCTAAGTGAGTTTAAAGACTGGCAGATTTGTGCGAGTTTAGATGCAGTGTGGCGTGATGGTGAATACATACGCACGGGATTAGACTGGGATAAGTTTGTTTTTAATCTCAGCACGGGTTCTAAATATGTTACTCATAGTAGACAGTTACGACTTGACCTAACACTTACGCTTCCTGGCATGATGCAGTTAGATCATTACGTTGGATTTGCAGATCAGTATGGGGTAGACATACTTACAAAGGTTGTGTTTGCGTTTACCCCAGATATTATTATGAGTCCTCTTGCACTGCCTCGTCCACTACTAACTGATTTAGTTGAGTATTGGATTAATGACCTTGAACTACGACATAAAAGACATAGCTCGTTGATTGATACATTGCAAAACTTGCTTAAACGTCCAACATTCCAAGAGCAATGGCCTAACGAATACATTATGGGATTATGGCAAGGTAAAGCAAGAATATTAGAACTTGAACAAAGACGCGGCGACACTTATACTATGGGAGATATATTATCTCATATACCAAAAATAAAGGAATGGTGGGATGCCATCTAAGGTAAAAGTAGTATTACGCGACTACAGAACAAATCATAAGATTGATTACACAATACTTCCACACGAACATGAACTTGCAGATAAATGGATTGTTGCATTAAAAGAGTTATTAGCGAATGGCAACATTCTTGAAAAGAATTACTGTTGGCATGGTTGGCCTAACAGTCCTCGCACATTGCAATATCTATGTGACGAACTTAATCGTCATATTCACACAATTAACAATCCAGTTGTGCAAGGTTATTGGATTGATAAAGGACTTGAACCATATGTTATTGAAGAACACTTCACACCTGATGCAGTACGTTTCCCTAACACTTATGGCATGGGGCTGACAGAAGAATTAAAACAAAAAGGTTTACGTGAAGAACTTGCGCTGTCACTAAGCTTAAAACACGGTATTATGAACAAGCTTCACAATCACTTTGAGTTACTACAAGGCACTGTTGAAAACTTAAGTCCATATTACAAGTATGCAGACAATGATGCAAAGTGGGCAATACGCCAGCTAAACTTGCTTTGTCACGAGATTGAAAGTCTGTGCTTAAGTCAACGCAAAAAAGCATTTGACCCAGACTGGATACGCCCGAGTCAAATCACTACATGGCTAAGCGCACCTCGCTATGACTTAGCAACCTCTGACAGAGAGCTGTTTAATGTAAACGAATACGACCGTGTATTTGGTGGCGTGTATATGCATTGGTGTCAAATTGGTAAGACACTGTTTGAAGTATGGCGTGATGAAAATGCGCCTAATATTGATAAAACTACATGTGATGCAATAACAGAATTACAATACTTCTCAGGCGAGTTTGATATTGAATGGGGGCGTGATGTTACACGCAATGATCCTTGGCATAAAGAAGAAATTAATAAATTTCAAGCATGGTTATGTAAGCAAGGATATGATCCATTTGATAATGCTGGACTAAGTTTAGGTTATTTGCCAATTGGGCAAGTTGACTTGCAAGGCAGTTTTGGTACAGATAATTTCCATAGTATTATTGATCGCATGGGCGATTACTTAGACATTTACAAAATAGAAGTAGATGGTGTTAGCGCAACATACGATTATCATTGGAGTGATTGGGATTGGCGTGAAAAACAAATAAAGTTCTTAACACCAGGATACAGGCACAGCTCTAATGTTTGATGTCTTTATAATGGACATGGGCGGTCATGATGAAAACGTAACAAAGATTACGATGCAATTGCCACATGCTCGACCTATGCGTTATATGACTAGTCATTTAGAAATGGTTAAAAGAGCAGCAGCAAAGTCACGTACAGAATATTTTTGGTTAATTGCTAGTTGTTGCGATTATAGCAACTTTGATTTTAGTTATGTTCCCGCTCCTTGGGAACGTGAACACATACATTGTTGGGCAAGTGGTAATCAAAAGTTTGGTGATACTTTTTTAGTAAATGTTGATGGTTGGAAAAATCAAGAAAATATTGAAAAATTAGAATGGTATAATCATGTAAATTATCATTCTCTAGGTGTTACAAGATTACCTTGGCCAGTTATTAAAGCATCTGCCAATTTAGCACAAACTGTTTTAAAACAACAGTTCAAAAGTTTGTATGTAGAACTGCAAACAGCCAATGCATTAGGTTCTGCACATTATGATCCTTCTCTTTGGGAAAACCGCGAAATAATAGCCTTTAATCGTACTGGACATATAACATTGTGCCCAAGAGACGCAAAACAACAAATTAAGACGCAGATTTTTGACTACCACTATATAAAGTATGTCAACGACCAAAATTTAGCTTATAAACCACAAGATATTGTGTTTATTTCTTATGATGAAAAAAATGCTGAAAGCAACTGGAAAAAGTTACACACAGAGCACCCTAGAGCAAAGCGTGTACACGGTGTAAAAGGTCTTGTTCCTGCAATTAAAGCAGCAGCAATGGAAAGTACTACAGATTGGTTTTATGCTGTTTTTGGTAAAACTGAAATAGTGGATAGTTTCAAATTTGATCATTATCTAGACTATTTGCGACATCCTGCAAACTATGTTTTTCAAGCATATAATCCAATTTTAGATTACAGTTATGGTCATGATGGTGTTGTAATGTATGATAAAAATTGGGTACTATCTATTGAAGAATGGGATTTAGATCTAACAATGAGTCATGAAGTTGTTAGTGTTCCTATTGTAAGCTGTATTAATAGATTAGATATTAGTGCTTGGTCAGCGTGGCGAACAGCATTTAGAGAAGCTTATAAATTAAGCTATTACTTAGACAAACGCCCGAGCATTGACGACGAATATCACTTGCATCTCTGGTTAACAAAAGACAACACTGTGATGGGAAAGTATAGTAAATTGGGCGCTCAGCAAGGCAGAGAATATTATCTTGCTAATCGTTCAAAAGATTACAGTGTCAATGATTGGAGTTGGTTGCAGGATTTATTTAATCGAACAATGCAGGAACACCAGCTTGTTGATCCTGTTTAGTTGCCCATACAGCTAAGCTAACAGCATGATCAAAAGCATCAAGCATTTCAGTATCTGAAGGTAAGTACTCAAACGGTTTTCCAGCAAGATGCTTTTTAATTACATCTTCTATACCATCTTTGACATTGCCTATAATAAACTTATTACTACCTGGTCTATCTAAAAAAGCTGTTTCGTGATAAACGTAAATGTTTCCTAATATATCAACTTGTATACTTGCTTGCGGTAGACCATACCCATCTAATTGATTATACTTTGCCATACGTAACGGACCAATGCGCTGTCCGCGTTGCAATGGATCTAATGCGTAACCATAATCAATATTACAGTGCGGTATATGTTTTTCAATGAGATTGTTAGCTTCGTGTATTATGTCTATTAGTTTTTGTCTTTCACTATCATCAATATAAATCAGGTCTTGGCTAAAATCTTCTCTTACAGTAATAAAGTTTAATGGGCGCTTCATACTGTCTTGTAATTTAATTAAAGCATAAATGAGCTTCAAGTAATCATCAGAATGCCCTGGTAACACGATATAGTTTACACCTAGATTAGTATTGTGTAGTTCTAATTGTTTGAGATTTTCACTCACAGTAGTCCAAGCATTTTGCTTTTTGGTAATTTGAAAATAACTATCATCGTTGTGTCCATATACACTAATTCGTAACATCTTTAAGTCGTTGAGTTTTTCAGAGTATTTAGGGGAAAGCATATAGCCATTTGTATACATGCTAACGTTATACCCAAGTTGCTTTGCATGTGTAGCAAGTTCTCCAACACGCGGATTAGTAAGAGGTTCTTGACCACCGCTAATACGAAAACGATCTTGCCAATCTGCACCACTACGAGGACTATCTGTTATGAGTTGTTTATATAACTCCATTCCTCTATCAAGGGTATTACGTTCATACGCTGCGCTTTTATTACGACCACAAAACCCACAGTAGAACATACAACTTAATCCAGCAAATAACCCTACCCTATGGGGGTAAATATATTCGTTATTGATAATAGCAGACAAGTGCTTTGAATTAACAAGCGGTAGTAATGTGTTTTTCCAATACTTAGATTTATAACGCAATTGATTATGAATATATTCTTTATGCATAGTGATCCATTTATGATCTTCAAAAGAAGATAGAGGTTTGAATGGATCCTGTATTAACTGGTTTATTGCATTGTTAATGTCAATCATACTATAATTATACGCAAAACTTTAGTAAAGGTAAATTTAATGTTACCAAGCAATATTGAATTCATACATATACCAAGAACAGGCGGCACAACAGTTCTTACGCATTTAAGTGAACTTGATTCGGTTAAGTTTAACATAGATCGTCCTCACGTTACTGCCAATCAAATGTTGGCAATGGATTCAAATTTCCGTAAGAAATATTCATTCTCTTACATACGCAATCCATTTCAACGTCTAGTAAGTATATGGCAATATGAATTAAAACGTGCATTAGGATCAAAAGATCCAGACTTTGCTAAATTAAATGATTTTAATGAATGGTTGAAGTATTACGCCAGCAACTTAGATTGGGGTCGAAGCTTTATGGTATTGCCCCAATGGTTTTGGATTAGCGATTGGACAAACTCAATTGAAATAACTGAAATTTATCGTTACGAAGATTATGATTATTGGTTAGAGCATCTCGAGAAGAAAATTAATTACACTTTTAATAAAACAGTAATTGCTAACAGAAGTATGAAACAGTACAATTACAAAGACATAACTACACAAGAGTCAAGAAAAATAATGGTTGATTTATGTTATGCCGACTGCGATAGATTTGGTTATAGGTGGTAAATGCAAGTTCCTTTATATAGACACAATTTAATAAACGAAGATACAGAAGCATTAGGTAAAAAGTTTGGTGAAATGCTTTCAGGTATGATGATCAGTACTGGTCCAGTTAACAAAGAAGTAAGTGAAAAGTTTGCAGCATACATGGAACGCAAGCATTGTTTGCTAACATCAAGTTGGAGTGGCGGAATGCAAGCAACTCTTTTAGCATTAGGAATTAAACCAAATGATGAAGTTATTATTCCTGCGATGACATTTGCGGCTACTGCAAATATTATAGAAGTATTAGGTGCAAAACCTGTGCTTGTTGATATTAAAGAAGATACAAAATTGATTGATTTTACTAAAATAGTACCAGCAATTACTGAAAGAACAAAAGCAGTAATACCTGTGCATTTGTATGGTCAAATGGTAGATATGAAAAAGTTAAGAGAGTTAATACCATCGCATATTCATATTATTGAAGATGCTGCACATGCAATTGAATCTATGTATAATGGTTATCGCCCAGGAACATATTCAAATGCAGCAGTTTTTAGCTTTTATCAAAGCAAAAATATGACTACAGGTGAAGGTGGTGCAATAGTTACAGATGATGAAAAACTATACAACAAAATCAAATTAACATACAGACACGGTGTAGATTTATGTGGTTATCAAAGGCACATTAGAGAAGAGTTTATCGCACCAGATGTTGTAACAGCAGGCATTAAAGCTAACATGCCAGATATTCTTGCAATAATGCTTCCTCCTCAAATTGAAAGAGCAGAGCAGAACTTACATCGTAGACAGGAGATTGCTAAGCGTTATATGAGAGAACTAAATGGCTTAGTTTCTTTTCCAGTAATTGATCCGCTAGCTAAAACTGCATGGCATATTTTTGCTATTGGGGTTGATCCAAACAAGCGTGAAAAGGCGTTGGTTTATCTTTATAACAACGGAGTGCGTACAACTATTCACTTTAAGTCGATGCACATGACTAGCTATTATAACAGTAAGTACGGATATTATCCAACAGATTTTCCCAATGCATATTATTGGGGAGAAAGTGTTTTTAGCTTACCTATATTCCCTGGGTTGACAGAAGAAGAACAAACTCACGTTATTGAACAAGTTAAATTGTCGCTCGCTTAATTAAGCGTTGTGACCAATCAACACCAAAGACGCGGTCACTTTTGATCTGATCAAGTAATAGAGTAGCCGCGTTATCAAAACTATCGATGTATTCTAAATCTTTTTGTGTATAGCTGTATAATTTGTCACTTTCAACATGATTTTGTACAACAGTGGCTAAATCGTTTTCACCAACACGACCAATAATATACTTATCAGCTCCTTCTTTTCCTAAGTAAGCTGTGCCATGATACACATAAGCATCACCTAAACTGTCCACTTGTAAACTTAATTGCGGGAAACCTTTGCCATCCATAATAGTATATGGTGTACGCATAATATTACCAAAATCTGTGTAGCCAGTTAGCAATGGCGTCAGTGCATATCCATAATCAATTTTAGTATTAAGGTTGCCTGCTTTCTGTTCTTCCTTAATCCAATCAAATATTTGAATAAGCTTGAGTCTATCCTCAGACGTAAGTCCTGTTTGCTCTGGGCTATAATCTTCTCTTAATGTTAGAAAGTCAATTGACCGCCCAGCTTCTCTTCCGGTGTCACGGATCACTTCAATAAGTGTCTTAACGCAGTCAGCAAGCCCCGGTAAGATAATCCAGTTAATTCCAATCTTCATGGAACTATCACGTTCTTTTGCAGCTCTGAGGAAATCTACAATGTTTTGACGCACAATGCTAAAGCTGTTTAGCTTTTGTGTAGTTGCAAGGTAACTTGCATCATCAATACCATACATACTAACACGTAGCGCATGTAAGTCCCAAATACCTGGATTTTTAGCAACCCATGTCTTTGTGAGATTATGTCCGTTAGTATAAATTTGCATTCTAAAACCACGCTCTTTTGCATAGCTAATAAGCGCAGGTACATGTGGATTAGTAAGTGGTTCATGCCCACCACTAATACGAAAACGATCTGGCCAATCTAATGTGTCCTTTGGATCTTCATCAATTAGTCGCTTAAACACATTAAACCCATGATCAGCTTGTTCGCGTGTATAGTTTGCATAATAGTTACGTGGGCAGAAGTGGCAGTAGAACATGCAACTAAGACCAGGATGCAAACCAATACGGTTAGGGTAAGCGTACACATTGTTTAATGCAGACTTAAAATGATGGCTGCTGCAAAGTGGAATGATTGTGTTTAACCAATAAGCACTGCTCGGTGCATACTCTGTAATAAGAGTTTGTACAGCTTCGTTTTCACGTAGCTGCATATTGATCTTTAGTAGTTCATCTTTTGTTAGGTTATACTTCTTTGCAAGTGTTTCTTGCTTTGTAAATGGATCAAGACAAAAGTCAATTACAATATCCTTTGCAACACCATCTAATCCAATTAACCCAACTGTATCTTCAAAGCGATCAAGTAATCTAACTCTATCAAAACTATATCCAACTCGCATGTGCTTACCTTTTATTATATGTGTATATATACTTGTATGAAACCAGTGGCAATTACATTTGTTGATGCAAAGTTTGAACAACTAGCCAAAGAACAAAAAACAAACTTCAATAACTTTAACATAAAGCACGTAACCATTCCAATAAAAAATCAAAAATATAATATATTCCTTTGGATAGATTTATTAGATGAAACAATTGCAGCAATTAAAACTTACGGAAAAGTATTTCGAGTTGATAGTGAAATACGTATACATCAACTATTACCGCAAGAATGGGAAGAGAATGAAAATGTTTTGTTCTTCATTGAACCAATTGTTCGCAGTCCTTGGTATATTGCTATTAACACCGGACACATGATTTTAAGTGAAAGTGCAATACCATTTCTACAATGTTTAAAGGAAATGACGTTAGCATTAGTTCCCCCAAACTATAAAAATGAAAAGCTAGGATTTGATGACGAAGATTTAACAGCACCTGCCCTTGCTGTTACTAAAATACCATATCATAAAGAAGTTATTAATTATGAACGTTGTGATGAGTCCATTTCACGTTGTACAAGAGGATATTGGTATACTAAGCATACAGTTATTACTCATCCATTTATCCATAATTGGAATACACCTAATCACGGATTAGACGATCGTATGATATTTAGGAATCATTTTATTCCAAATCAATCTGTAAAAATCGTAGATGCAGTGTTACTTGGATTGCGTAATAAAACTAATAATGAAAATTATTGGAACAAACTTGGATTTCAAAAGTATGGAGTATATTGGAAGAAGGATGAATGGTTAGTTCATCCTTCTACAGGCTCATATTCACATACTGCGTATGATAGCTTTAAACAGCCATTTCAGCCTTAATAGCGTCGTGAGGATCATACCCAATTAGTTTGAAGTCATCAACTTCATATTCACCTAATTTACGATCCTCACGAATACTCAGCACTGGCAGCGCTCGTGTGGTACGGCTCAGTTGTTGCTTTACAGCATCTACGTGATTAGCGTAGATATGACAATCACCTCCACTCCAGATAAATTCACCGACTCCCAAGTTGCATTCCCGTGCGAGTATATGCGTCAACAAGCTGTAACTTGCAATGTTAAAAGGAACGCCAAGAAACATGTCACAGCTACGCTGGTGCATCAAACAGCTTAATTTATTTTTAGCAACATAGAACTGTGCAAACATATGACAAGGTGGCAATGCCATCTGATCTAGTTCACCAGGATTCCATGCTGTTAGAATATGTCTACGACTATTAGGGTCATTCTTCAACCCATCAATTAGTTTTTCTACTTGGTCAACAGTTTCCCAACTGTTTTTTGGTTTACGCCAAAAACGCCATTGTACACCATATACACGACCAAGGTCACCTTCATAACGTGCCTTAGGTTTCCAG